CTTCGCTGTAGCGATAGCAAATGCAGCTTGAGCATCCGCAGGCGATTTAGATTTAACCACACCTCTTATGCGATTAATCTCGTCAATAATGGTGTCGCCAAGGCTAGTCCATTTGCTCTTTACTTCTTCAGCCATGCGGTCTGTTTCAGCTTGAATCTCTTCCATAGCCGTTGTCCACTTATCAAATGGATCAGCTAGTGCAAGCAGTTTGCCAAGTCTCTCTTGACTTGCAGCATCGTTCCTACCGTTAAACGATTGGACGAGCTGTTTAAAGCCGTACCTGCTCTCAGGGATATACATGCCAAGGGCAGAGAAGCCTTTGAACAGGTTATTCTTTTGAGTAGCCATCTGTTCTTCTTTGGAGAAGAACTTACTGTTATAAACATTCAACGCGCTCGTCAGGCTGTCCTTGCCGCCAGCACCTTTAACTAGATCGTTATTTGCCTTGTTGTAAATCCTTGCATCATCCATCAACTGCTGGATTTCTTCAAAAGTTTCTACAATGGTTTGGCCTAGAGCTTCGGTTGCACTAATAGCAGTATCAAAAGAACCTGCCATATCCAGCACCTTACCTGCCAGGCTCTGGAACACCGGATCAGCGTTACCTGCAAGTGCGTTGACAAGTGCTTTAAATTCTGCGCGTGTGTGGGGAACAGCCAGACCAAGCCTAGTGAAGTCTGCCGCTACATTCCTTTGCATCGCAGCGGCTTTTTCTTCTGCACTAAAGAACTTGTCTTGGTAAATAGCCAACGAATCAGCCAAGGCCTTAGTTCCGCCGGCACCTTGCAACATAGCGGTATTTACTTGGCCTAAACCAACGTCAACCATTATCTTTTGAATGCCGATCAAAGTTTTGTAAGCCGCAATCAGCTCGTCAGCCGTTCCGGACAAGCCCTGCATTACTTTGCCTACGCCACTGATCGTATCGATAAACTCGTAAACAAGAGCGAAAGAGTTACCATTATTAATCTCACGCACCGCACCCGTATAAGTGCGCATGGTTTCGTTAAGCACAAGGCTCTGCTTAACAATCTCTGCCTCAATATCACCTTGTTTGTTTGTAACTTCCCAATACTGGACAGACCTGACATTAAGGCGTTCAAGTGCCTGACGTGCGCTGTCCGTTGCGTTGGAAACTCGGGTGACGGTTTCAAGGTAGCCCTCACCAATCTTAACAAACTCGTCAAACCCAGGCAAAGCAATACGCGCAATAGAGTCCGCAGCAGCAGAGATCCAAGCGTTAAGCGCGTCTGTAAGCTCTTGACCTTTAAGGTCGCGCAAGCTGACAGCATTTTCCGTAGGATAATAAACTTGGTTCAGGGTATTCTGGATACCACCTTTATCTCGACCAAGGGCAGCACCTGCTTCGCCAATTACGTCTTGCAGACCTTTAAATACTAGGCCTAGTTGCATTTGCAGATCGCCAGGCAATGCACCAGTCTCACGGTCGTAGCTTGTCTTCTTAACAAGACCAAAGAATGATGAACTTGTTGTCTTGCTTGTTGCATACTGACCGAAACCTGCACCGCTGACAAGATCACCAAACGTAGCGCCGGCGTTCATTACCAAGCCTGAATCTTCAAGTGTTCTTGTACTAGAACCCCAAATGCCACCAAGCTTCTTGCTTGAGCTAGGTGTGAAGCCCATAGGATTACCTGATGTGATTCCGTATGTGCGGAACACAAGGTTAGCCAGGCCGCTCATTGCAGCTTCAATATTCTTTAAAGATTGGAGCATTGCAAGAGATACAGGCATTGTTTCGTCTGAGTTATCTTGCAGAATCTTCAACGACTTCATAATGGACTGCGACTTAGCATCTGTATCACCAAAAACTGTACCTGTACCTTGAGTCTTTTGTACAGCTTCTTTAGTCATTGACTGATTGCCAGAACTATTGAAACCTCCGCCTACGGCAAACCCTAGTGTGGCCATCACGGCCGCCATCGCAGCCATACGAGCCCATGCAGAGTACGGATCACCTTGCGCTTGGCCCATGACTGCTTTAATAGCAAGTACACTCATTTCTTTGAGCATCATTGCCATTTGGATAGCGTGGGAAACCTTCGACAAGCCGTCCATTGTTTTGTAGCCAGCACTCTGTTCGCTAAAGAATCCTTTAGCTGCATTAGCCAATTCACCGAACGTACCAATCTGATTTTGCAATGTATCGGATTGTGCCTTAGCCAGCGCCAGTTGCTTTTCAGCCTCAGTTGCACCAGTAGCATTTACGCTCTTGTCTTTCATCTGGTCAATTTCAAACTGCTTCTTTTGGAACTCAGCAAGAGCAACAGTCATTTGGCCAATGGACTTGCCTACGTTACCAAAGGCTGATGTCATGCCTTTCTCAAAACGCTTTGCAGAATCTACAGCTTCGTTCAACTGCTTGGCCATAAGCTTATCTGCTTCAATTTGAGCATTACCAACTTTAGCAGTTTCAAGCAGAGTAGAAAGTTCTTTCTGTTTAGCGATTACCTTTTCTAACCACACTAGCCTGGCCTGGTATGCCGACACCGCACCTTCGCTTAGTGAACTGTCTTGCAGAACACCTTCAATGAATTTAGCATCAGCTTCGTTCTGAGCAAGACCAACTTCTTCAGCAGCCTTTCTAGCTTCGTCACGTGCAGACTTACCCCTGCCAATAGAAGCATTATAAACTTCTTGTGCATCAATACGCTTCTGCAAAGACTCAACTTCTTTATTGCCTACATTGGCAATACTTTCCATTATAGCTTTGAGGGACTTCTGTTCGTCGTCAGTTTGTTTTAGGTCTAACAACGAACCGAGATTGTTAATGCGATCTTTTTCTTTTTCGTACCAGTTTGTAACTTCAGCAACACGCTTCTTAGTTTGCTCAGCGTCTACAGCGTTGCGAGCATTGTAGTCGTTCAGTAACTTGATCTTACGCTTATAGGCGTCATCAAGCCCCGCAAGTTCTTGGTCGCGGTCGTTTTTCAGCGTAGAGTAGTACGTTGCAGATTCAATTGTACCTGCACGACGTGATTCTTCAACAAGCTTGGCATTGGCGTCTGTTGCTCGTTTTACTTTGTCATAATCGCCATCAATTTCGCTAAGACCAGTCATTAGCTTTTGAGTGCGACCGTCGTTGCCTACTGTTACCTTCTTATCTTTGTACTTCTCATTAGCCGCATCTTCCAACTTCTGACGCTGATCAAGAGTAATTGCCAAGTCAATATTATACTTTTTAGCAAGCTCTAATTGGAGTTTGAATTCGTTGTCCCTATTGTTAATGCGCTCTGCACCACTTAGTTTTTGCTCTTTGGTTGTCTTAGCGTCAAGTTCGCGCGCTTCTTTAGTTAGTTCTAAATAAGAAATACCCTGCTTTGCTAATTCTGCCTGAATATAACCTGCATTTTTTCCGGCAGCGCGACTATCAGCTTCTGCGATAGCATCTTTACGCTTCTCTTCGCGAGTCCGAAGCATCTTAGCTTCAGATTCCAAAGCTTTAGTATCCGCAAGAGCTTGCGCCTGAACTTCGGCAGTCTCGGCATCTAAAGATGCTTTAGAATTTTCTTTGCGTAATTTGGCGTCAAACTCAAGAGCCTTTTTATGCTCTGCTTCCATGACTGCATACCAACCTTGAACATCCCGACGGCCGGATTTCATTACGTCGTCTGCTGTAAAGTCTGGTTTCTTTAAAGCGTCTTGAATACGCCTTTGAAACTGCTCTGCAACACGGGCATGCTCAGCAAGTTCTTCTTTGATACTTGGTCCTGCACCAAGGTGGCGCATTTTTTCGAGAACGCTTTCAATTGCCTTGGACCACCACCGATAAGATTCAACAATAATCCCTACCTTGCGGCTATGGTCATCTGCATGTTCAGCAAACCGCTTTGCGGCCTCTGTCATTGCATCTTGTTTGAACCCTTGCTTTTCAAGCAGATCAATATGTTCGTACTCTTTAACAGTCAAGAAGTGGTATTGCTTATTTGTCGATTCTGCCCACTTAGCAACGCCACCTTCCATCTTGGCAAAGAAGCCTACAGTTTTGTCTGCAGATTCGCCAGTCATGTGGGAATAGTTCATTGCAGCCACACCCATTTCGTTCAAGGTGTCGCGCGTAAACAAACCAGTGGAAGCTAGTCCACCAAGAATCTCAGTGGCATGAATAATACCACCGCTGACACTTCCTGCCGTTAGGATCTCTCCTAAATTCATGAAAGTATCGCGAGTCAAACCTGCCATATTGCCTGTCAAGGTAAGCTGCTTTTCAAGATGATCAAATTCAGCAATACCTTTGATAACTTCAACAGCAGTAGCGGCAATTGCGATTCCAGCGCCAATAACAGATACACCAAGGGCGCTAAACATCAGCGAGGACATATTGGTATATTCTGCCAGCACCATCATTGAAGCAGGGATGCGCGAGAATCGGCCTTGTATCGCTTCGTGCGCAAGTACAATAAGTTCTGAACGTGCGCGTGACGAACTAAAGCTAATACCATCTAAAGAATGAGCAAACTTCTCCGCTGAACCAATGTTGCGGTCGTGGTTGGCCTTAAGTTGTTCGTAAGCTTTGATTAATGGTTCGGCTTGTGCAGATACGCCAAGCATACTAGCTTTATGACGCCATAAAGCTTCGGTTGTCATGTTATACGTGGCAACCTGCTCTTTCAAATAGTCCTGGAACTTTTGGCCGTGTGCAGCTAGCGCCTTTTCAGCATTCTCGAGTTCTTTCTTTTGTCTTGCAAGCTCTTTAGCTGCGATTTCTTCTTCACTGAGAGCTTTAATCTTACGCTTAGTTGCGTTGGTTGAACTGTCGGTAGCCTTAGCTGACTTCTCTTCGGAAGCAGCGTTCTTGTCAGCAGCATCGGCAGCCTTGTCCAAAGAACCTGCCATCTTATCGAGATTCTTTGCAGCTTCGGCTGGCGACATTGAATCAACTTCAATACCGAGTCTAACAAATTCACTGCCTGATGGGTTTGTGGGTTCAGTCATTTTTCCGCTCGGTTTTGTCTTTTGAGTTGCAGTGGATCATATAGGCTTCGTCAACCGCACGAATAGCCCGTCTCTCAAACGGCAATATATCTATATCCATCCCATCAGACCATGCAGTTATTTCTACATGAGTGATTGGGTTGAACCCCATTCCACCATTCAGTCTAGTCTTATCTAACTCAAGAAACCATGACCAAATATATTGGACTTCATAAGGACAGTCTGTTTCTTCGGGCACTTCTTCAAAAGTCTTTTCAGTTATTACTGAAGCAGCAAAGGCACTATTTTTGGCAACCTCAATGTGTTCTTGAGTTGAGGCACCATCAGCTTCTTTGTTGCTCCAGTAAAACCTACTTTTTGCAAACGCGACTAAACCTTTGATCAGGCCTTCATAAAATTTGAGTCATCTTCCAGCGCAGCTAGCACTTTTGCTTGCCATGTTGGATAGCGATTGAACATACGTTCAACCAATGTTTTGTCAAAACGAATCAACTGACCGTCGCTCATAAAGCCGTACCAGCCTGTAACCACAGCCAGCGCCTGAACACGATCGCCTTCATCAACGGTACGTGCAATCAGTTCTGCACCAGCAGTTGTAGCGGCATCAATGTTCGATTTACGCTTTGAAGCGCGCATGATATTGTTCACGCGGATTTGCTTTGCTGCGGCCTGGTACTCATTGCTATTTTTACCAACAATAATGAAACCCGAGACGGTATTACCATCTTCGTCGTCCAAGACCGATACCCGATGAGTTGGATAGCTGTCTGTAGAGCTAATATCATTAATGTCAAAACCTTTGACTTCTTTAGTAGGTTTAACTGCCGCGGATTGGGCTTGTTCCATTACAACGCCATTCATTTGTGTGCTGCTGTCTTGTGCTAGTGACATGTTATCTTCCTATTATGGTTTAAAAAACCCTCCGGCGTTGAACCGGAGGGAAAAGCACAGGCGATCGGAGTCGCCTGATTCATTACACGAACAAGCTGTCCTGAACCATGAAGGTTGTCTGGAAGCCCTTTTCGTTCGATGCGAGGTTTTCAATTGCAGTGAACGGCATGGTCATCACCAGACCTTTGTTACCGTCATCCTTCGAAGCACCGCCGAACTTCACGCGGGGGAAGGTAAAGGTAATAAAATCGGCAGTAGCGGAAGTGCTGTTCGATGTAAATGCAGCAATCACCGTTACTTCGGTTTCGTTCAAGAACATGTCGCGGACTGTCGCATCTTGGAACAACACAGTTGCTTGGCCGTCGACAGTAATAGTGCCTGGAAATACGTCAGGTTCAGCATTCGAACCGACGACACCGCCGATTGTGGAATGACCGCCCTTGACAGAGAAGTTCATACCAGTGATCAGACCGAGTGGGACACCGTTCACAACGAGCGCACCGGAAGCAGCAGCAAGGATCGCACCGTTAGGAGCAGCAGACGGAGTTGTCAAAGCTTGAGCCACGCCTGGGGTCATATCCAGACCCATGACGTTAAAGTTCACCGTTGCCAAACCAGAAGCAGGCAGGTTCACGTCCATTTGCGAGATCACGCAGTCTTTGTACAGTTCAGACTGTGCAATGTCGGAATACCAGTGCTCGATCATGTAGTAGTCACGAGTCTGTGCAGACTGCGGAGCGTAGGTATGCTTGCCGACTTCGGTAAAGACCACGGCGCCAGTTTCAGTTTTGGGAAGGACGGCAGAACCATCCAAACGCAAAACAGTTAGCGTTTTGCCGGTTGCGTTAATGCCAATGATTAGCATGTTGGTAGAGTTCTGACCTGTTGCAGTGGTCGTGAACCCTGTTGCTCGTACAACCATGCCTGGACGCAAGCCTTCTGAAACAAACTGGCCGGCAGTGGTTGTCATTGTGCCCATTGCGCCAGTAGTGCTGGCGGACACAATGTCAGTACGCGATGTTGACGCAACGGCGGTAACAACGTTCTGACGGCAGATAGACTCCATAAAGTCTTGATAACCGCCAACGGACAGTTCGCCGCTAACAGTACCGTCAACAGTAACCACACCATGTCGGAAGTCAACGACCTGTTGCGATGGACGGATTTCGTTGGAAGCATAAGTTGCCTTCTTTTTATCCAGCGACGACGTAACGCGACGCAGGTATTCGCCACCAGACAAAGGCGTGTAAGTGCCTTGAGCGGTTTGGCGCTTCATCGAAAGCTTTTTATTTACGCCTGTTGCAATAACTGTCATGATATCACCTCAATTAAAAATGTCTGCATAATAATAGATTCGAACAGGGAGCATATACGAGTCATCGCTCATAATTTGCCCCATGATCTCGGGGGTCTTGTCAATCTTTACCACTGTGCCGCTATTGCTGAATGACGCCCCCCTTGGGAACGCCGACCTAATCAACTCAGCCCGGGCATAGGCATCACCTGTACCAAGCTGAAGAGGATAAACTAAAGTCACTTGAAAGATCCCAAACTCGCGGTAAAAGCCATCACCAAAAGTTGGATTGCTAGGTTGCGCAGGAAGCAAATTCACTTTCAAGTATGGCGCAGAATTCGCTATTGCTGGAAAGAACATATTTTCCCAGGCAATCAATTGGGCCAATACTGTTCCGCCTGTTCCGGTACTTACTATCTCTTCACGAGTAACAACATCAACAATTGTGAACGTTAAATCTGTCGGGACATCATCTACAGCATAAACCCCATTCACTCCAGTGTGGTTAGCAATCAGTGCATGCACACCAACAGACAAAAGATGGGGAGCAGATGTTGTAAAGATGCCGGAGCTCGAAGCTGTAATGTTGGCCTCAGGGATAATACCTGGCATGGCGCTAAGAGCGGTTTCTAACGCTGCTCTAATCTTAACTATAGACATTACTTCACTCCGCCTTTAAAGTCTGCAACCTTCTCGGCTACAATTTGCGCAAACTCACGCTTTATCTTACCGATCATTCCCAAAGGAGGGCACTGTGTTGAATGTCCCATCTCCAGCGCGTAGGCGTAAGGAAGATTGTTCACAAAATAGTACGTGTGTCCAACTGTCCAACGTCCCAAGTGGCTTAACCTCTCTATTGAAGCAGCACCACTATAATCTACGCCCGGAATAATACCTATTGGTTTCGCATCAATTCCAACTTGCCAATTATTCTTAAAGTGTCCTGGAATATATCCTTTAGGCCAATAAGGCGGATGCCACTTAGAGGGATCACCTACAGGCGACCGCATAACAAGGCGGCGACCAATCTCAAGCAGCACTTCTCTGTTCACCTTTTGGACACCAGATTTTGTCATATCTACAAACTTAAACATATCGCTTCTTGCTTTAGCGTTTATGGTTCGTACATTAGACATATCAAGCTTTCAATCCAATCAAATGAATTAAAGGTATTCCCGCAGGATTGACACTTTGGATATTAAATATTTTATACTTTACGTTGTCAAAGATGATAAGATCTTGAATGCGAGGATCTGGACCATTCGCGTCCATATAGATCCATTTATCAGCATCCTGTATAAGTGTACCATCTTTCAGATTCGTACCATACTGCGGACCAATACGATTTTCCGGTGCATCGACAACAATAGCGTTTCTAGTTGAATCGGAATAAGCTGTACCAATTGAAACAGCTTTTCCAGTGCCAGGATTGTAGGCGCCACCGCCTGTTGGAGTAACAGCTCTGTAAGTGATAGGCCGCCCGAACTCCGTTAGGAGCTCGAGAGCAGTTGCTGCCATTTCAGAGTAGAAGCTCATTAGACGCGCCTAAGTTTTACCATCGCAGAGCTGCCTTGCAAAAGGACACTTAACATCATGTCAATTTGCGTATAGACAGGAGCCGAGGGTAGTTCTTTATCGTAGGCAATAGAAATTGGACCCACGGTTTTAGAAAGTACACGCTGCTCTTGCGATTGATCCTTGATTAGTGCATTAATACTAGCACGTATCGCTAGTTCAGCGCAAGCATTTTTTACTTCATTTGGGATGCTAGTTGTATCAAGTTGCGCAAAGCCATAACCAGGCGCCGTATTTAACTCGTCTATAACCACACCTGCTCGCGGCCAGTCCAGAGCTTGCGTAGGCTTAACACGCTGACCTTTCCAACGTTCGCGATAAGTAGCGGTCATAAAGTCTGTTGCTTTGCGTAGAGCAATTTCTTTTTCTAGCGTGTCGAGGTTGCTCCATTTATCATTGCCGCGTTTGGCATGATAAGCATCAGCAGCCGCTACGGAAATATAAGATTCAGCATCGCTCATTCCTGAGCCTGTTTCAGTTACGAGAGCCATGATTAACGCTCCTTAATTTTCAAATAGACAGAACGGTCTTCAATTCGTACTGGCGAATTCGTTGTAGTAATGCGGCAAGTTAAAGTGGCCAGATTGCCTACTGTTCCGCCGCTGACCCAGATTGTAACAACAGTTCCAATAACTTCGAAATCTTCAACAGTGAGGTCTTCGCTAACTACAGGCAACGCTGTTGCAATTGTGTCGTCAACACCTGTCAACCAAGCACTCCAGTCAAAAGAATAATCCAGTGTAGCATTTGGATCTTTATCGATAATAGAACGACCTTTTGAATCTACAACAAACGTATTAGACATAATGCGTCCTTTCTTCACTGCCAAATGCTGCTGTTCGATTTTCTGACGACAAAAGTACAGTTCTGCCTTCAGCTGAAATGCTTACCATTCTGTTCTCTGTTGCAATTACCAAAATATTCTGTAGCGGCAATTTAGGAGTACGATCAAAAGCCGCAAGGGTTGTATTGCCTAACGTCTTTGCAAGACTAGCAGTGACCCTTGCAAGGGCTGTAGAAACTACTGTGCTAGAAGCTAAAGACCTATTGAGGGTTGCTGTAGCGCGAGTTTGCGCTGTTGCGCTTACACTAGCTGACCGCAGGGTTTTACTCGTGTTTGCAACTAGCGGATCATTTACATAGGACGCTGTAGTGGCATTTTGAAGCGTCTTGTTGGCAATACCGTGAGTTTGTACCGTACCACTTGAGCTCCGCCCAATACCATTCAGTGTTTGATTAAGTGTTCCTGTTCTTACAATTGCTTGGACTCCACTTGAAGACAAAGTTGTACTTGCCAATGTCTTTGAAGTAGTGCCTATAACCGGATGCGTAGCTGCCGCAGTCCTGCCAATACCCGCAAGAGTCTTGCTCGTTGTGCCTGTAACTGGATGCGAACCTGCTGAGGCAGTTGTCGCGTTTGCCAGCGTTTTGGCAGTAATACCAGTGACAGGGTGTGAACCTGCTGAACTTGAAGTTGCACTAGCAAGTGTCTTTGATGACGTTGCAGTAATCGGATGCGTTACAGTAGAACTAGACGTCGCGTTAGCAAGAGTCTTTGAAGTAGTTCCAGTTACAGGATGCGATGCCGCTGAAGCAGAAGTCGCATTCGCAAGTGTCTTGGACAGCGTACCAGTTCTAACAGTGACGGTGATACCTGTGGACATTAGCGTTGTATTCGCTAATGTCTTGCTAGTTGTTCCTGCAACAGGAACTGTAGCTGCGGCACTTCTTGTGATGCCTGCTAACGTCTTAGCTGTTGTAGCTGTGACAGGATGCGTTGCAGCAGAACTTGACGTTGTATTAGCTAACGTCTTAGTCAGCGTACCTATCCGTGCAGTAGTCTGATTTTCAGCTGTGTTGTATCCGTCAAACCAAGCAGGATTACCATCAAACGTAAAAGCTGAACTTGCGCCCGATTCAAGATAAATTGCAGGCGACTCAAGGTTCGGCAATAAGAATGTCGAAGTTGCTATCGAAGCTCTGTTGACCCAATCACCACTTGACGGTGGATTTGTTGACGAAGTTGGTGCCGTGTCCCAAAAAATTGTGCCAGCAGCCTCGCGAATACGTAGCCATCCATAAGTGGCCTCGCTGTAAAGGTCTGGAGCGGTATCGTAACTTGCCCATACATCGGTATCTACACCTGCAACTCTTTTCTGTGCAACAATACCACCGTATGCAACCAACCACTTCACCCTATAGGCAAAGTCTGGACTATAAATCATCAGGGAGTTTTCAGATGATACCCCTGTTGAACTATGCTGCATTGGATGCAGTCGGACAAATACTGAGCAGTCTAAGAAAACACCATCGTTACGATGGATATTTGCAAAACCTGCTGTTCCGCTTGTAAGATCTATTTCATAACGTTGATTTGTCTCTGCGCCTGTAACGTTCCCATTTTCCAGTTCTGATGTCCAGGCACTATCTAAAGAGTTATCGTTAAAGTTATCAGTGAAACTATCAGCCTTAACTTTATCAATAATAAGCGTGACAGCAGCTATTGTCCCGCGATTTGAAACGCTGGAAGTGGCTGTGGCAGCAGTATTGTTAGCGACAGATCCTGTTGCAGTACGTTCAGAAATAGAACTTGCAACAAATGGCGTTGTGTTAAAATTCGCATCAATGACTTCAGTTGCAGAACCGCTATATGCTTCAGATGACGCGGCTGCGGAACCTGCAATTGAAGTAAAGATAAGAGTTACATCGCCAGTTTTGGCGCCAGTTGCGAGCGTAGTGCTCAGAGCAGTACCGGCAGAGGCCAGTGTGGTTATAGAACTTGACCGAACTGCAATCCGTTTTAAATAACCCCGATACGTGACCACATGCGCCTGGTTGACCGAACCTGTGCCAGCCTCTTTTGTAAAGACTAGCGTTGGTGCAGACGAACCACGTTCGCAATAAAACAGTTCGCCAGAAGTGATAGCTGTGCTGTTGGTGGCAGTGTTGCCGCTGCTGGCGTCAAGCAGTTTTGTCCATCCGGTAGGCGCAGCAAAGCCGATTGCGGAACGGTGCGCAATCCAACAGAACATAATGTCGCCATTAGCGGTTCCAGTTGGTTCTGTGACTGTAAGGTTGGCGTTTGTAGATGTAAACGGACCGCTAGTCGCAACACGTGAGATAGCCATCTCAGCGCACCTTTATGGATTAATTGCCGTCGGTCAGCGTAAATGTGCTGATGGTAACAGTTTGACCTGTTGCAATATTGATATTATCCAGTTCCATATCGCCGCCACCAGAGGTAGCAGTAATTGTACCTTGAATATGGCAAACTGTGCCAGCAGCATTATAGATACGGAAATGGCCGGCATTCGTACCTGCGCCAGCATTGGCGTGACCAGTACCGGACCATGTACCAGCCTTAGCCTTTACGCCACCGGACGATGCACCCATAAAGTCAGAAGGAAGAGCAACTTCCAAGCACTTTGTACCAGAGTCAGCAGTCGCTGGAGTTGCAGGAGGAGAACCTGAAAAGATCCGCAGCATTGGCGTGGTGCTGATAGCCGTTTCAATCGCGTCGTTACGAGCATCCTTTACGGTGTCGCTCATCTTAATAGTCATGATATTTCCTTATTGATTACCACACTATATTTAGAACAAAGCCCGGAACAAGTCCGGGCTTGTCTTTACAGCAGTTTGAATTAACCGAGCAAGATTGCGGTATGAGCAGACTTAATGCCCTTCACGCCCCATGCTGCGGAGATTTCGTACTGCATTTGACGGTACTGCGGATACATTGCAATCTCAAACGAGATGCCCGAACGTGGGTCAGTGATCATAGTACGGTCAACTGCCAGGTCACCGCCGTCAGGCAGAGCTGGAGCGCGGGTTGCAAGGATTAGAGCCGAACGGTTGAACACCAGATTGCCAGTGTAGTCATTGCCGACAGCCACACCAGTTGCCGAAGCAGGAATCGCTTTGCGCAGACCAGGCTTAGCGATAACAACAACGCCGCCAGTTAGAGCAGTTTCAACGACGTACTTATTGGCAGTGTCGCCAGTGATACTGAGCACATCACCAGCAAGGATAGTACCAGAACCAGTAATCAGCGTAAGGCTAGTTGCGCCAACGGCATAACCGGCAGTGTTGGTCGTGTAGGCTGTACCGCCGCCTTTGGTTGTGATGCCAATACCAGCAGACTCATGCACAGACATATTGAACAAATTCATCAGTTCACCATCACGCAGGGTCATGGTTGTACCGGCTTCATTTGCCTTGGTCAGTTGAGTCAGAACGCGCATTTTGGCGCCAGCAGTGGTATCAATCACCATGCAGCGATCGCTAGCCGGCGCACCGTTGTCATCCAGAATCTTGCGAATCTGGGCAGCTTCGGACAGGTCTGTACCGAACGGGGTTTGTGCGGCAGTACCATAGGCGCGGGAAGCGGCAACACGAGCAGCACCAACAAGGTCAACTTCCATTTCGTTCACAAGAGTACGCATTGCTTGTGTGATTTGGTCGTTTTGAATTGCAGCAGCGCCTGGACCGTTGGAATTCAGGCCGAGTGTTTGCTCACCGTTCCAGCGGAATGGAACCCGGCGGGACTTGGTGATTGTCATCGATACACTGCCGATTGTCTGGTCGCCGTCATCCGGAGGCGTAACGCCTGGGGTAATGTCAGTTGCGGTCGACGCAGGTGTCATGAATGAATAAACCGTTTGGTTGACAGCAGCGCGGGATGTGGTAGCGTCTACAGTTGCGCAGGGAATGCATCCCACAAGTTCACGCGATACAACATCTAAAGATGCGTACAGCGATGGAATCAAATTGGTAAGCGTATTAGCCATGATCTTTTCCTATCAGTCAATGAGTTTAACACCGCTTCTGGCAACCTTTCCTTGTTCTACAGGAGACAGCTTGTCGAAGTCAGCGCGTTTAATTACTTTTCCTGTTCCGGAACCGCCTTCGCGGACATCAAGACTACCGCTGCCGGAAGTACCTGATGGGAACCAATGTGGTTTCAATTCTTTTTGCTGCTCGATCCATTCAGCCGGGCTGAAAGGTGTCGTTCCATCTTTACCGCGCACTGGAGTTACTCCATCAGAGTCCAGTTGTACTGCGTTGCCTTTGGCATCAAGAACAAATAACTGTCGTGCCGCCAGAAGCGCGTCCTCAACGGCTCCTTTGTGTAATCCGGTGCATACAGACCGAATCTGGTTATCGAGCACAGCGCCGCGATATGTATCAGCGCGTTGCGCTTCAGCTTTGACACGATCTTCAGCAGCTACTAGATCGGCTGCGTGTTGAGCGCGCATCCGCTCGGTGTACTTTTCGATAACAACATTCTTCTTTCCCTGAGCAAGAAGCAGTGCATCTTCGTCTTGGTCAAGGCGTTCTTTCAGGGCCTTCATTTCGGCAGGATCAATGCCTTCAAACGACTTCAACTTTTCGCCAGATGTTTTCAGTTTGCCCAACAGTTCGTCGTTCTTGGCTTTCAGACCTTGGGTCGCTGCCGCAACTGCCGCTGCAATCTTTGCATCCAGATCGTCACCGCCACCTGCTCCTGCACCTGCCGGCGGATCTTCGCCTTCCATCACATACATCACAGTTGACAACGGTTTTGTTGAATAAAGATTCTTAAACATCAGGTTCCCCTCGGGAGGTTTAGAGATACGGCTTGGCCGCGGTTGAGATTGGATCTAGCTACTTGCTTGGCAAGATAGCTAGATTTGTAACTAATTATATTCGATCTAAAACGGGATTGCAAGCACTTTCGCGGCTATTTCTGCATTTGAGTTATAGTCGGGTTAGCTCCAGTTCCAGATGCAGCAGCCTTCGGAGCGTTCGGGCTAGGGCTTCCAGGCGTTGTGCCTACTCCGGGAATTGGAGCTGGATTCTCTTTGATTGCTTTTTGTTCTTGTTCTGCAGTTTGTTCAGGTTTGACAATTTCACCCTTCTGCAGATTTTCAAACATTGTGTCATAGCTGTATGCACCATTTTGCCATCCAGCAATCACAGCAGTAAGCGTCAGTGCATCCATTGGTACAGGGAAGAAGTCGCGGTTCAGATCAAACTTTACATTTGCATCGTCAGCGCCAGCAAAACGGCAGAAGGTTTTCAACACCTTAGTTACACCGATTGAAATTGCTTGAGCTACGCTGGACAGCATAGACTGTTCGCCTCCGCGGTGAATAGCTGCTGTGTTTGCAGACTCAACACCGTTGCCCCGCGATACCTCGAGCATACGTGCGCCCAAGATTGCCATCTGTGCTTCTTTACGAGCAAGATTCTTTTCCAGTGCGTTAAGACCTTCGCCCTTGAACTCAAGGAATGTAGCTTTAGCGTCATGACGTGGAAATACCCAAGCAGTCATTGAACCAATATTAAACTTCTCTCCTTCTGTGTTAGGCGTGTAACCTGAGATTACGGGGGTGGGCAAACCTGTAAAGTGGCAACCATGCTCGTAATCTGCAGAGACTCGGTAGTGCGCAAGATTCAAGTTCACAAGGTCGATAAGTGGTGGCTCGTCAACTTCCCAATTTACATCATCAACACCGATGAATTGAAATGGTATTTCGCTCAGTGCCTGTCCGTCAATTTTCGGGATACCTTCAAAGACCGTCTTTTCTTCTTCCTTGCCGTTGTTCTCTACAATTTGAATCAAACGGACACGATAGATAGTGTTTATAACCACACTACCGTCAGGCTTGATGTCAGGCAGGTCAATAAGATCTAGAACTCGGTACTGCTCAATTTCAACGTCGCTAAATTCATCTTCAGCAACAAGGACACATTCTTTCAGCACAACCATTGAGAGAACTGTCGCGTTATTGATTGTGCGTGTCTTCCAGTTAATAATGGATTTTGCACGATACATTTTCAACAACGGACGATGATTCTTAACAATGGCATCCGCTTTAGTCTCCTTTTCTGTATCCACTATAGGGTAATCAACGAACACACCTACGCGACCAACCTTCAGGCATTCTTCGGACAAACCCAAGGCAAAGATATGCAACGGAGTGCCGTCAAGCGTAATGTTCTCGCGCATCTTCTCAACTGCCGGCGGAACAACAACTTTGGGCGGTTTGCGAAACAGCATGCCTTGTAGACCAACAATGGTCCGCCATGTGGCATTGTAGAAAGGTGTACGAAGCTTGTACGCTTCATATTCTGCAGCCGTCTGCTCGGATAGACCAGGAAGGTACAATGACCCTTGCGCGTGTATAATGTCTTGACCATCAGAGACATCTTCACAACGCTGCCATTTGTTGAGGTTTTCTGTGTACTCGGGATGCTGTGTCTTTACAGGCATTTTAAACTCCACCAATCTTAACTTTATGAACTTCATGGTCCGCTGCAAGCACACGATACCTTGTATCATCAGCTGAGTGGTCTTCTGCTTCAGTGTCTACATCATCTTGATCTTTTGGATCACGCGGGATAGGCGGTACAGTACGAATCCAGTCCCGGCAAGTATTGAATACATATAAGCCAGGCTGCTCTGCTTTCTCGCGGTCGGTAACAGCACTTAGGCGGTCACGCATTAGTTCCCACCCGTTCTTACGGCTACCAGACTTCTTATCTGCTTCAGTCCAGAACACACCTTCAGACTCCATATTTTGGCCGATAGACGCATCGTCTGTAACGGCATAAATTGCAGAGTCAGCAGGGCCGCTATTTACACGGTTCTCGATACCAAGCATCTTTTCGCGGATCAAGATGCCTTGTGCAACTGACTTTGCAGTCATCCGCAAACCTTCATTTGGCTTGCCAGTGCTGCCGTACCACTCGCCAATACGAATCAACGTCTTGCGCGGGAACTGGAGTCTTGTTCCGTTTGGTAGTTCAGCCTCTGTACCGTCCGTCTGCGCCCACCAACCAACACTAAACGGTTTGCTTGAGCCCCAGTCAAACGAACGATCAATGCGCCAGCTCGGTGGAATTTTAAATGGCGCAAGGATATGTTTCTGTGCGTCCCACAAATCATCGAACATACCGCCGGACGTAATATCCCAGGAACCTTCAAGCCAGGCTTTACGCTTGTTTGGATCGGTAATGGATTGGAGCGTTTTAATGTATTCGTCACCGAGGTACGGATTTTCCTTGATCGATCCAAATAAGCAAACACGTTTGTTCCCATCTGCATCCTCAATGATTTTACCATACGGCGCGGGATCAATAAAGTAACCCTTGACCCAACTATGTCCGACTCCATACGGGTTTGTTGACGAACGTATGTAACGCGGGATTCGCGGCAATCGCGTTGTCCCTTGGAATGAGCTACGATTACAAGACTTCATTGATTCGTAGCAATTGATGTTCGCCCAGCTTGTTAGCTCTTCCCATCCAATGTAAGGGTATTCGTGTCCGTGGTAGCTCCAGTAGTCTTCCTCGTCTTCAAAGGCACGAAGAAGTAATTCTTCCCCTGTAGGCCAGACCCATTTAAGGGCGGAAGTTCCAGCAAGAAAACGGGGTTTCTGAGCGGACTGTTTAAACCATCGTTTGGACTTGGAGATAATATCGTCAAGGTGTTTGTAGTTACGTCGAAATATAACGCCGCGCCAGTAATCTCCATATCCCATCCCGCAATATTGAGCAAACCCCATTAGCATTGCATCTGTCTTGCCCGGACCACGAGTTCCAGCGAAACACACTTCCCGAATAGGGCTCTGCAGAAACAAACTTTGACTGCCAGGCAGAGCTTCCCATACGGGTTTGTATATGTGTGGTGATCGACGGGGAATAACAAGTTGATTCATTAGTGAATACTAGGCGGAGGCGTCTCTGGTGTAACCACACTCTCGCCGACCAATTTAGCTTGCTGATCCGCGGCTGCGGCAGTCCATTGCTCAGGCGTCATAATGCCAGGCAGAACAAATACACCTTCGCCGATATCAGGTTGGTTCTCAGGGGGTTTGTTGGTGGGATCCATACCGTACAGATTAGCCAAGCGCGACAATGCCGCAACTCGGGCACTTTGCGACGAGCCTGGACCACGATAGTTCGCTTCGCGATTCAGACCGGCAATGATACGTTTCTTAGCAACTTCTGGATCATCAGAACCTGCACCAATCTCACCTTCCTTTTGTTGGATTGTGCGCAACACATAAGGCTCGGCCATGAATCGTGCAGCAAATTCTTTGGCATAGCTCTTGCCGTAGCCCACGCGGACGCATGCGCCTACAGCATCGTAATCAACTAGGTATTCGTTAATGAAGAAATCTCGCAGAGCTTTCTCGCGATATGAATAAGTTCTTTCTTCTTCCGGCTCGCTGATGGGGAGTACGTCCTCGACGTTTTCCATGTTACCCTCTAGAGTCTGACAACTTTAGTGAGTATAGGGTAATCGTTTTGGGAAATGCAAGGACTATTTGCTATGGGAGCGTTAAATTATGCGCGGCAGGGTAGCGCAATGTGCGCAGGTTAAACGCTAGCAGGGAGGGAGGGTACAGGGTAGGGGCAAGGGTTAAAACCGCTTGCCCACCGTTTTAAACGGTTGTATCAAATTAAGTTGCCTGTCATGTAGCGGACAATAAGGTCTCGTGCCTTTTCCCAATGGTCGCAGCATTCATACCAATAATACAGATCAGAGACAAAAGCTCCAAACTCTTTTTGGTTTTGTGACTCTTTACCGCCTGGTTTCTTCATTTCAATAAAGAGCCCATGGAGGTATCCCCTAGGAACAGGAATAAAGATGTCGGATACACCTGACTTAACGCCTTCTGCTTTGAGCCTGGCTGCGACGGCAGGGTTACGCTCTCCGCCGTTAGGAATAGCAAAGGCCCATTCTAGTTCTGGATAGATGTCGCGGTTTTGTTGCATCCACATAAATAAGGCAACTTGATGTGCATGCTCTGTGCCTACGGCTGCATATTGTTCTGGACTCATTCTAATTCCTCAAGTACAATTTTACTACCGTTAGATAATTCGAAGGTATGGACAATACAACCCTGTGTATATCTTACATCTTTTTGGTGGGCGGTTATACAAACCTTCTGCGTGTAAAAGTTAAACCACTTCTCCTCTTTATACCGATCTTCTAGAGCTCTTATTGTTTGATACCGTATTCCCTTTTCATAATCTTGTTCGGACATGGTTTCACCTGTAAAGGTCTTCAGCAGAAAATCCATCATAAAACTCAATGCCAATGTTACCGTAGACAATCTTTCTTTTAAGCATGTCCGGATTGTGCGGATAATCTTGCATGAGATCGCCATTCTTGTCCCGAACATAAACTATAGCTTCGCCCTTGTCTGTATCGGCGGTAAGACAATCCTCTAAAACAACGCCGTTCTTATAGACGTTCTTAATGAGAACCCAAGCGTTAATGTAATACCCGCGATCTTTGTCGTCAATAGAAACTCTCATGCATCCCACCATTTCGCTTTCTTAAGGCGCCTAGACATACCGTATTCAAAAATAAGACTTGTACCATAATCATGGCATACGATGTGTTTGTTGTGCATGCCATAATTAGTAGACTTGAAGTCTGTGAAGAACACAGGCATCTTTTCTGGCAAGTTGTCAGGAGGAACAGGGTACGTCTTTTTCATTACTAAGACGCTACCGTTTGGACTAATCCACTCGCAAGGTGCAAACCATTTAGCCAAGTCTGTCTCTTTAATGCGATTCCAAGTCTCCCATTCAATAACATTTTGGAAGTTGCAAACAGAGTCCTCTACCTTAACCACACTATCTTTAAGTATCTGGCTCGAGTAAACGATGCGGCTCATTCCACAACCAATTTGCTCGTCGCAGAGCATCCAGAAGGTATCCTTCCATATTGTTGAGTTGGTGCTCATGACGCTGGCCACTCTTTGGTACAGATTTCTAAGGCTTGTTCTTCGGTGAAACCCTGAGCAATAGCAGCGTCATACTTTGCCTTGCAAATCTTGGATTTGTATTCGTAAATCTCAAGCTGCACCATCCAGCTATCGTAGACGTTCTTGATACCTGCTAGAACTTTCTTGCCGGCAGCTTGAAGGTTAGTTATCGGATTGGATTTTGGAGCTTCGGGCATTATTGTTCACCTTGTTAAGAAAGCACGACCGTTATGGTATTCTACTTCATCTTCTAGGTATATCTTTGGACCGTAGTGTTCCATGCTTACGCATGTGGAGTATTCAATTGTCCGCTGCTGCGGATCGTCAATTTCAATCGCCTTCCAGCTGAGTGTGATGTCACCGCGCTCAATTGTAAGTACAGGGTCTTGCGTCACCTTGCATTTTAGCAGCATTCCGTAACCTGCCTCGTAGAATATTGTGCCTAGTTTCAGCTTAGTGCGGTCAAACCTAAATTTGATAGGCTTACCAGAATTCGCGTCCATGTAAATTACTCCTTTGAGGTTGTGTTTGGGAGACTAACTTTGCGTGTGACTTTGGACCCATCATTATAGCGTTTGATTCTTGCAAGACAAGTATTTCGCTCTTTGTACCAAAGAACTCAAGCATCCATCGATTTGTTTCAGCAATAACATCCGGAGTCAGATATTCTTTAACCTTTTCGGAGAGCTGCATCCTTGGCACATTATCTAACCAAGGAGTTACGATGACCTTCATACCGTTAAAGACGTTCATTTTATCACCTCGGCTTTAATGCAGACTAGAGAGTAGTTGGAACGCACAATGATGCCGCCTTTCTTTGCGCATTGATTTACCTTGTCGGTATGGAAGATATAGACAACAGAGGCTACGACAATTGCTGCAATTGCAACGACGCAAGCTATACCGAAGCTTTCAAGTGCGTCGTTAATGCGAGAGTTAATGGACATGGCTAGCGACCCTTTGCAACGGCAAGTCGGAGCGAAATGTACACGACTGCCAGTTCTGCTGCCTGTGGAAACTTAACGTGCAAGAATTCCATACGATCCAGCACGTACTTGATGTCCTTTTGTTCTTTTTCAGGTAGGTTTCGCAAGTCGGTTTCAAAGTTACCGAGAGCAATTTGTGCCGGCGTCGGTTGGTTTGGTGGGATGAAGTTCATGTTGGTTATCCGATCAAAATAAGGTGGTTGATAATTTTTCCGTCGCTATTTACAAACGCCATGCGCTCACCATTTTTCCCGCGCTCATGGACTGCTTGATAGAGCCTTAAAGCCTGCCGAAGTACGTGCGTCTTGCTCAAGTCCATTTCCGTTGCCAATCCTTCGAGAACTTCGTTTTCCCGTTCGGACAGGTTGAGGGTCATTGTGCTCATTCTGTCGTCCCTCCCTTGCCGTTATCTACTGCGCCGTTGGTGGCTTCCTTGACCTTGTTTTCGATCATTTCAGCTACGGACTTGTGCTGGCAGTTGCCACTGAAGCCGCAATACTTCATACCTACGATGACGTGGCCGCACATGGCGTTAGGTGCAAGCATTCCGTGTACTTTGCATGTCGGCTTATCCACGATTGCCCCCTGTTGGTTCCTCTGGTGTTTCATCACAGCGTAGCTGCTCATTCGGCTGCATGGCGGCGTCGAGGGCCTCTCTGAGTGTCTTAAACGCGTCGTATTCGTAGCTTGTAAATTTCGCCTCAAAGAACAAGTTTTTGCGGAAGGAAAATTGCTTACCTTCTTTCATGGAACGCTCAAGGAAATCTAGCCGTTCCGCATCCTTCGCGTCGGCAGAGCAGGGCGCAGCATTGCATTCATCTTTTCTTGTGCAACTCTGAAGGCAGGAGATTCCTAGGGTATCCTTGCAGCACAGCGGTCGATAACTCCTCTCCTCTTGCTTGCTTAGTACTGGCTGTGATGGCAGAGCAGGGAGGGCGGCAATAATTGTCGCAAGGTCGATGTCGCCCATTTTTTCATGCCAATCGTCAGCCGAATCGTCAGGGCTATAGCAGGAACCGCATGCCTGCCGGATGGCTTGAGCGATCTGCATTTCACGCTCACTTGGTAATGACGCTACCAGCATTGGCGCAGGTTGTGCCTTTAATACCGGATCGCCCATGTGCGTAGGGCCATTCATTTCATTCAGATCTTGAGCCATCTTGCGGCAAGATTCCTCCGCTTTTAGCGCCCGTTTCTTCCACTCTTGCAAGTCGTCACGCGCTCCGCGATAGGCGTCGTGATAGTTGTTCGTCGGCGCAGGTTGTGCGGCAATAGTACGGACGGCATCAGCGAAATCTGCCTTAGACTTCTTGCTATCGCAGAAATCAAGCCATACTTGATTGATCTGCGGATCGCTTATTGTTTTCGCAGGTTGTGCGGCTTTCGGCTGCGGTGCATTGCTGCGAGAGAGAAGGATGCGCAATACCATCGACTCAATAGATCTGCCAAAACGAAGCGCCTCATCATCGGTCATATTGCTGCGTCGCTCTGCATCGATAATTTGATCGGGTGTTAAAACCAACTCGTCCGTTATTCCTGCTGGTGCATTCTCCGTAATTTCAATTGCAATTCTCAAGCCGCTTCGCAGACCGGATGCGAAATTATCCGCTTGTTCATCATTATGTTTTGAAACATAATCTTCCTCTGCCTTCAGGCGGGAACGCAGTGATGGCAGAGCAGAGAGCGCATGCACCGTCATTAAACCTTTCCACTGCGGACCGTCAAAGGCTGTAGGGCGCTTCTTGAAGAATGTAATATGACCGTCGCATGCTTCGGCAGCGTATCCGTAAGGCTCTTGTTGAACTGGTGCGGCTCGCAGACGTTCAATTTCCTCGCGCATCACGTCGGCGCAATGCTTGCCAAGCGACCCGACAGGGAATGTGCTGATTTGTTGCTGCACCCATTTTGTCTTTTCAATCCATTCGTCATAGGCAACTGCTTTCCGCTGCATTAAACGGTCTGTATTATTTGCTTGGAGGTCGGCAGCTAGACGCGCAAATTTAAAGAATGCGCGTGTTGGAATCGTCTTTGGAAAGCACTCTTTCATTATAGCAGCAATCTGCGCATCAGTCATTGTGCTCATTTCTGTGTCTCCATGTATTCAACGGCAACTTCAAAGGCCTTTTTGAATGCAAAGGCGTAGACGCGATGAGCACTGCCTGAATTAAGGTCCGGACGTGCGTCGAAGAATTCATCTTCGTGGAAAATAAGCTGGCCTTCCATTACAGCGCGACGCTGCTCGGACGTGTGGACTGGTTTTGGTGGCTCAGGGACAAACGTACATTCGTAGAGTTCTTTAAATGCTTGCGGACTTATTGGCTTGCGGGCTTCAATTTGAGTCAATTGCTCAATGATAGGCCACATTTTATTACGATATTCTGTATGTAGCGCGGCAAGCTCTTGCCTTAACAGGTTTTCTGTGCTCATTTGGATAGACCTATCTTTTGCATGAAGGTTTTGGTGTGTTCCGTGGGCTTGTAGGCTTCAACAATGTCAACAACTTTGGATAGTGACTTTGCTGGACGACGGTGTGGAGCAAATACGTCGTCAATGTCAATAATGATACCGTCAAATACTTTGCTGATCATTACGGGAATTTGCATAGCAAGTGCGGGTTCCATGTCGGTAAAGTGGACGCAGTGCAAAGCGTGAAGCTGTAGTAGAGTTTTAGGATCACTGGGCGTAATGTTGGCCAGTTTGAGACATTCTTTAATGCTGCAAATGTCAACCCAACCTTTCTTGAACATATTGCTCAGAGCTGCTTTTATTACAAGTTGTGTAGTTTTGTCCATGATTATTCGTCCGGTACGGTTGGAGGGATGTTGGTGCCTTGGAATTGCTTTTCGTAATACGGCTTGACGTTGCCTGGGCTTGCGGCACCAATGGAGGATAACCACGCTCTCAGCTGCTGCCTAGCTACACGTCGCTCGGCGGTACGCTGCTCGCGTGTATGGGCTTTAATACCTAGGATTGTGCGTATAGCCTCAACGACGTGATGTGGCGCAGGTTTGTCGTTCTTTAACATGATGTTTTAGAAGTGTGGTTAGATAAAGGATTATAGGGACTGTACGGACCTGTCTTAGGCTTTGATTTAGCTGTTGGATAGCGTACAGAAAATGCAGGAGGACGGAGGTGGATGTTAAACAGGTATAGGATTTTGTGACGGTCGTCTTCAGAAATGGAGTGGGAGAAGAAACACTCTGCTGAGACTGTTAGCAAGAAGACGTTGATGTCGTCGTTTGCGAACGGACCGTCGTTTAACAGGTCGTGGACCATACGGTGAAAGCGAAAGACGTCCGGAGGTAAGTCTGGAGGTAAGTCTGGGAGAATAGTGTCCATGGCATGTGCCTTTAGGAGTTGTTGGGATTTGGGAGTTGTGTGGTTAGTCTTGGACGTGTGGCTTGGTCTTGTTAATGGCTGCTACGCCAGCGTCGGCAAGTTGTTCTTTGAACTTAGCGAGAGCTGTAACGGGATCGTAAGGGACGGTAGTGGTTATTGATGAGGGAAGGTTGTTGACCACACTTACGAGTGCAGGAAGGTTGAAGTCGTCTGGCGTGACTAACTGTGTAAAGACAGTACGGACGGGATATGTTGCGTAGCCGTATTGGCCTGGAGCTGGCGAAGGTGCGGTTTCAACGAGCTCGACTGTAACTTTGTAGAAACTAGATGCGCCTGGAATTGGAGACATGGCAGTTGCCTTTCTGGTTGTGGTTGGGGGGGGGGTTAGTTGGTGGCTTCTTTGATTGTGGAAAGACGGTAGGCTTCAATAGTTGCGGCGAAAGCATCGTGGTCGATCTTGAGTAGCGGAGCCCAGGCTACAAAGTATTCGCCTAGTTGACCATACCAGCTTCCAGTTACGCATATACCACCGATAGTGAGAAGCTGCATTTTACCGGAGCGGATGCTAGATGGTGGCAAGGTAAAGCTCCAAGAGAGGGTCACTTGTGTAGAGACAGCAACTAAGGGGCTATTCGGTTGGAGGTTATTGGTCATTTGGAAGTGATCTGGTAATGTGGTGGTAGCGAATTGGTATAGGGTAATAGTACGTTAGAATGTTATGGATACGCAATAAGAATATTGTATCGGTAGTTGATAGGGAACATTGGGAATTTTCCTAGTTTTTTTTTTAGGATGGGAGATAGTGAAAGTATGGACGGGGTGTACTTTGATAGGTGATATGGAAACGTTGGAGAGTATGGATAAAATAGGCCCACGTAGCCGCTTTTGTTGCCTTTTGGCATGATTTACTTACAGCATGATGCATACAGTTTGCGCTAGCGCAAAGCGTGTCAGCTAGGGTAGGCTATACTACAGTTATGGGTAGTGCACCACTACCCACCTAACCCCAGGCAGGGGTACATTACTAAGGAGCAACACCATGTCCAAGCAACAACAAGCCACACAGCAACATGCTGTTGAGCAATCAGTTAACACATCCGTGCAGCAACTGTTTTCCGCTGGGCCAGATTCCCTGCGCGCACGTCGCCTTGCCGCAATACAAGTTACTTTGCAGCAGCGTCGTATCGCTGCAAAGCAAGCTAAGTTTGTTGCTGTATCGCAAGCACATGCCGCAGAGCAAGAGCGTCTTGCTAAGCAGCAAGCATACCAGTTAGCAGTAGAGCAGCTTGCCGCGCAGTATGGTATTCCCCTGCATCAACACGTAGCACCACGCGCTAACAGTGCAACAACAGTTCCAAGCAACAACCAAATTCTTATCGATGGGCAATACTTTACACCATGCAAAGCAGTGCACGCTCTTGCTGCTATGCATGGGAACCGTAAGGACACATTAGCAGCATGCAAGTTGCATGGTATCAACCCTGCTACTGCTGCCACACAATGGGGCGTGTACAAGAAGGAACATGGCCTGTAATCAATAGGTAAGCAACCCCGCAAGGGTTGCTCTAAGGTCATTCACCTAGTGGCCTTAGAGCAGCACTTAGCACTGTGCCACACAACGCTGACACATTAGTTAACTCTTTAACAACTAGAACCTAAAGACTGACGAACAGTCGCCGACCGTACAGGTCGCCACATAGCGTGTGACAGACGCCGTGTGATTGCCCTTTAGAAATAGAGTGCAATCACTGAAATTAATTCATGAAAGGAAGGTGCATCATGACATCAGCAAGTGGAATCCATCATCTACCACAATTCTACGCACAAGACGACGGATTCGGCAACCTAATTATGGGATCAAGTGCCAGCTGGATTTGGATCTTTGACTGGCAATTTGATGGTGACATCACATATGTCAATTCATTAACATATTTAACAGGACACATTTAATCATGACCGCCGAACAAATCATGAGACTTCATATCAATACTCTCGAAATAAATGAAAGACGAATATTAGAACAAATTGCTTGGGCTAATGAAAATATCTATTATGAATTAGCTGAAGCGTTAGATTTAGCTTTAGTTCATATATCACAGAAAAAGACCTTCGCTCGTCATTTGTTGGAAGAAATGAAAATTAACAAGGAGTTATCTAATCATGAATAGCAAAATTATTCAACCTTACGCCGGATATTACGAAGGAGGCTTAGAATATCCAAAAGCTATAAGATATCATGACGGCGATAATTTTGTGATGCACACAGACGGACGCATCTTCAATTGTCATCCAAGAATTAACGGAATTTGGCCTATTCGTTTCCAAATTAAGGAATACGACGGAAATTTCCAATTTGTTAAAGAACTTTTCTCTTCATGAGTAGATTATCAGCAGGGAGTTTGCGCAAACGCAAAGTGTATCCTTGCAGTAATGTTATAATATAATTCTAGCATTGCGGAAAATTCTGCTAACTCATTCAAAGGAGTGGGTTAGCGGGGCAATTCCGCCCATTGGAGAAATAATCATGACATTTACTACCCGCCACGAAGCTGTCGCCTACCTTGTGGAGACAGGCAAACCTCTAGCCATGGCAAAAGTTGCAATCAATGAGTGTTTCAATCAAATTCCGGTGCCCAAAGATGAAGATAATGATCTATTACGTATTGTTACAGGTCCTGAAACTACTCAGGTGGCTACTGCTTCGACTGAAATCGTTAATCAGGCTTATGATGAAGTGATCGGTTGCGACTTTGATTGCGGCGATGAAGGAATTTCCATCATGGGTGAGCTCAAATACGACCTCAAAGGTGATTTAATACCTCCACCTGCTGAACAAAATGCACCAAGCACAGAAGTAACTCAATAACCACACTCACGGGCGGTCGAGATGGCCGCTCTTTAGGAGAACAATTATGGAAGCATTTTGCATTGCTTATACTTATCGTGTTGGAAGTAGAACTAAACGTACTCGCGTCATTGTAACAGCAGAAAATTACGAAGAAGCAAAAGAAATTCTTCGTAAGAGTGAACGCTTCACGACTATCAACATTGAAGAACCTGCTACCATTATTCCAAGTGGCGAAATTTGGTTCTTAGACGAAACCATTTTATGAGGAGAACTAAAATGAAAACAGAAATGAAACTGGCACTGATGTACATCTTAGGCTCAGCTTTAATCGTCGGAGCCTGCGTTGCATCAGTAGCTATTGAAATTTACAAGGAAGAACTTGTGCACATCATTCTTCTTGTGCGTAAGTAATTTATTCATGAATGGAGTTTATCATGAATTTACCAACTGTAGACGAATTAATCAAAATGTTTCAAAAGATTAATTCCGATTGTCGTGCAACTGATGGCGAAGAGTTCGTTACTCTAAGCGATTGGGAATTTTACAGCGACCAAATCTTTGCAATTTATGAGGATAGTAAAATTACTCATGAAGAGGCAGAAAAATTAGCAAAAGAAATGGCCGAAAAAGTGACAAGAGAAAATATCTCAAGTTTTTATTCATGAATAGAAAGGTAAGGCATATGACCACACTCATTGCGGTTCGCCTTGAGGAAATTAGAGGCGGGCTCCAGACGGACAATAGGATGCTTTTGTTCAGGAAAAGAGGTGCGATTGGACATGCTACTCACTACATTCTGGTCATGAAATGGCAGAAATTAAAGTTTGATCAGAAGCGAGAGATTCGCAAGGAATTTGAGCAAGTAGTAGCGTAAAGAAGCCTGCCGGTGCTAGTTCAGGCCGGTAGGATGTTAATGTAAAACTTGTTAAATGATACAGATTTTACATTAGCAAATTAGTGTACTCCTATTTTTTAGGGTATTCTGCCACATATAATGCGTTAGCCTATCATATATGTAGAATCTTGGGTACTACTAATGGGGTATATACTAGGGAATATAAGGGTTTTATATATATTATTAGTATTATTAGTAGTTTAGGAGTAGCACGCCTCAAAACATATTAGTCTTACTATAAGTTCTAGTACGATGATAGATTTTAATAGTTCTTTTGCACATTATATAGGCAACACAGGCTTACTATATAAGGCTTACTACGCCGTCCCCGGGCTAGCACACTTTACTAATAATAATTTTGCGTGCACCGTGGCTTAACTATATAGGCAGCCTATGTACTAATTCCGCAAAGCAACAGACACAATAAATGCACTTGCAATCTTATTAGTCTTACTGGTACACTTTAAAAGCTGTCCAGACCAACAAACCTTTTCATATCATGCTTAACATGTCTACTAAACTAAATGCAGAAACACCGCTGCTAGTTCCATTAGAGCAGCTAGTAAATCATTACGATGTTGACTCAGCATACGTCGTCAAGCAATACCCGCACCATCGCGGAATTAACACTCAAGTTCGTTATTGGGTAGAAACCCGCAAACCATATGGCCAACGCTTGGTATATCAAACGCTTGACCCTTACACATGCAAATGGCTCAAAGAAAAGCCTGGAGCGTATGTAGCATTAGCAATCATGCGAGTAAACTGCGATTACGATCATCCACAGTGTGGTCATGTAATTCCGCTCGTTTACCCGACATTTCTTAATCTTAACAACCAACAGTTCTGTGAGCTTGCATTAGCGTACTCTTACACAGAATATCAGAAAAATGTTATTATGAAAGAACTTATTGAACGTTTCGGCCCTGTCCAACCGCCACCATGGCGCAACGACCCGCCCATTAACCTAGCAGATGCAAACCGAGCAGAAAATCCGCTCCCTTATGAATTGCGTGTGGAACGTTTAACCACACCTGAAGGAATTATCTGTGAAACATTTGCAGCAGCGCATACTCGCGTTCGTAAGGAAAGACGCGCTCTTAAACTTCAACAACACCCTGAACTAGCCGACGAGCCCAAGCGTACACGAGCACCAACAAAGTTCAAAAAAGTTGATCCACATAGCGTTGACAACCTTAACGATCACGAACTTGCGCTGTTTAACGAACTCATGCAGCCTCCATCCGATTAACCCGTAACACATATCAAGGACAACAATGTTCTCTAAGCTCTCCAACTGGTACGCCTCTTGGCCCAAATTATTACGCTTCACGATTCAAACAATTCTATTTCCCTTCTTTGCAATATGTGCCGTTCCATTCTTTATCGTAATAGGCATACTGCAAGGTATCCTTGAAATGTACGATGATTTTAAGTAGTCCAACCACTCCCAACCTCAAAGGAGCTCCAAATGGCCACACCTACACCTCTACAACAAACATTCATTAACGCTCTGCGTACATCTGTAATTGGAATAGGTACAATAGTTCCAAGACCAATCAAACAAATCAAAGGCCAACTAAGAGACAGTTGTGGCGGGTTCTGCTTCCTTGGTCTTGCTAAGCATCTTGCTAAGGACGACGATTATTGTTCCGACGCACTACGCCGTCTTAACATCTTTGAGCTTGACGAATTTGGTAGTTATATGTTCAACCCAATGGACATCCCTGAATGCGCTCACACTTGGGTTAGCCTTAACGACGCAGATAACGGGCTTACCTTTCCACAGCTTGCTGACTGTGTAGAATGGCTCATCCGTTCTCAGCAGTAATTACCAGAGCAGTAATTGCCCGCTGTATGCCTACACAAACCAGCGTGTGGGCATACGGAGCGTAATTCACGCTCATAACCTTAACAGGAGAAATAACTATGACTATCTCAACCAAACGCACTCTCAATCGTGGTAACTGCCTCGAGTTAGCCAAGTTCCTTGAAACCCCTGACCTCAAACAAACGACAGGGATGTTACATATTAATGATTGCTTCTGTCTCCTTGGAGCAGCATGTGAAGTCTATCGTCAAAATACAAAGCGTGGTCGTTGGGAAGTACAACAGTCTTCATCCGGCAACCAAATGTTCCAGTTCATTACAGCGAACGATCACAACATTAGTACATTGCCGCAAGAAGTTATCAACTGGTATGGTTTCGATAGCGACTTGCCTTACAGTCCTGTATCTGATAGATCTTCGCCTTTCTTTGGTACAATATCTTATTCAGGTCTAAACGACGGCGGTTTTACCTTTCCACAAATTGCCAACATCTTACGCTATCACACAACTATCCCTGACTAACACCTAATATCCAACCGTACGTAATAACAACAATCACCAATCAGCATCCGTAATGCCTAGTTCTGCTAGTATCCTATGCTGTCAACAAGTGTTGAAAACAACCTAACAGTAAAGGCAATTATGTCAAAAAATCCTGAGTTTGCTAAAGATTTAAGCTCCTTAATAAATCTTGTGTCTGTACATCCTCAAGAGTATCGTTACCCTGACCCGTCTAAGTACGCATATACGCGGCCAGCTCTTCAACGCTTTATCAACAATCTGCGTACCAACAAATACATTCAGATTACTGGATGGTATTTCCACGATGACCCAATAACATATCCTAACCATTGCACTTTTGATGGTGCCGTAGTTCTAGAAATATTGCACAAACCGGAAGAAGAATTTTACGCACAACAGCGAGCGTTCTTTGACCTTGGTTTTCTGCGACGCGGCGTTGATACACCAGACGGTTATTATTCGTTCTGGGACCTGAACGATAAACACGGCATTACTTTCCCTCAATTTGCCGACCTTATTCAGTGGGCGGCCCGTAGCGGTCAAACTATTTAATCATTCCATCAACGCGCTAACGTTTATCTTTGTCGAGTTTGCGTTAGCGCAAACCCTATTGCACCACAACACGGTACAATGTAAATGCACACCCCATAACAGAAGGAGCAATCATGCTAACTACTCGCACTCAAGTTATTAACTACCTTGTAACCCAAGGTAAGCCCGAAAACTTCGCTCGCGCAATGACTAATGAATTTCTGAACTGGGATAGCAACCCAAATGATCCAGACTTCGTTCCCGACCTAATTTGGTTTACTGAGCCATCGCATAAAGATTCCGATGTAGTAAGCATTACCGAAAAAGAAGCACTCAAGTTTTATGACGATTTTATGGGCTACGGAGTAGAACTCACTCCTGACGGTATCACATTCGATTATGACTTAACCTTCGACACTCAAGGCAATTACCTTTAACCACACTGACGAGTTCATAGGAACGAAACCTCTGCGAAGAGGCCTGTGGTCAACAACAATTTGAAAGGAGCTAACTATGCACAATATTCCACTCAACACGCACATTGAATCGTTCGACCGTGAATCTGCGCTCGTGGATGAAGTGTGCCCTCTTACGGATACGCCACTCAACCTAGAAGAAGGCAATTATGTTTTCTTCTACGACTATCCGATGAACGAAGATGTTTGTTTCAATCATCGCCTAACGCCAGCAATGAGCGTTATTGATGTGCTTCTGTTAGCAACAGAAGATTACAAAGAAATCTACAAGGACTATGACAATACTTGGGGGGGGGGCCACAGTCTGAATAACCTTTTCTTTGAAACGGTTCGCATTGCACCGCAGACCAAGGAAGTTTGCTTTAATATTGGTTCGTAACTATGAAAGTTCTAACCGCACCCACAGCACTCGCACTCATTGCAGCAATGCACGAGATTGTCAAAGGTGAGTCCGAGTTCTGCACTTGGGAAATAGTTCATAACCCAACTGGTATGTCAATCCTCATCTTCAACAGTGCAAGTGAAGTAATTGGTGAAGTTAAACAGTCGTATTAACTGGAGTCAATAATGGCAATTCACTTATTGTACGTCTACATTGAAGAAGGTGACGGAATGTCTGAAAATGCGCTGGAAGAAGCAGTGCATGACGGTAACTACGTTGATCTTACTCTGTCAAACAATATGGCGCTAGTAGTTAGTGCCAAGGAAATGTTGGATGATTATATTGCATTGAAAGGAATTTAAATGGCCTTCTTTGAACCTACACAAGAACGTATTGATTATCTTATCGACATGTATAGTGAAGGTGGTTTTGAGTCTGCTATGATTACTGAGAAATCAGATCATCATTACTACGAAACCGAATTGCAAGATATCGGTCCATTGTATATTATGGATGATTTTGGCAATGCACAAATTGTGGCCTTTGAAATGTTCGGACAGGAAATGTTCATCTTTCCTCCACTCAAAGTTTTAACTTAACAGGACAACTAATGGACCAACATCTTATTCGTTACCTCGCGCTCATAGCGGCAGCGAACGCCCGTGTGGCAGGTATGCAAGCGGAGAACAAGCTCAACGAGTTCTACCAAGTGCGTCCAGCTTATGGTGAAGACCACTTTAATGCGATCGCCAACGAGCTTGAAGCTTTATCTACTGAAATAGTCAACTACAGAGGTTAATATGACTTTTGATGAATTATACAATGAATCGCTAACGCGTCTTGATGCTTACATAGCGACTCAGAAAACCCAAGACCAAATCCTTGACGCTAAGCATGTAAAGCGCCATGTTGAAATCAACAAAAGGTTTTACGAGCACCGTCACGCTAAAGGCGAGCTCCTGTATATTTGCAGCTCTTGCGGTCAGCTTGAAGCGGCTACTTACACGGAGCCAACCCGAACCCAAATGCTCGATCGCAATGTTTGCTTTCATTGCAATTACTGGGCAGAAATTGTTACCGAACATCCGGTAAATCGCGTCATTGTTGACGGTAAAGTGTACAGCGACGCGGGTAATGATGACGGGCATTCTATCAGCAGGTTCCGCGGTCACGGTGGGCATGTATGGCACATTCAAGACGGTAACGGACATCGCTGGGAGACTAACAACCTCTGGTTCAATGGTGTCGTTCCAGAAGAGTATCGTGTCAAATTGCCTGACAACGCCAAGTTTCTTTATCCTAACAAATAGGAGGATATTATGACTGAACGGGCAACAGCATTCTCAACACCTGACGAAATTTCTTACTTTCGTTTCGCATCAATTAAGCAGCGTTTGAAGCTTGAATCGGTCGGCCTTAAGTTTCGTGGCGGCAGTACACGAAGTCTGGTCGCCAAAGAGTTTGGTCTTAAGCCGCGAGCACCGTTCGCAGAATACATCGCCTACTGTGAATCGCAAATGGCTATTCTGATTGCCAAAAAGAAGCAATCTTGAATAGTGAACCAATCCAAAAATGTTACAATTAATCTTTAGCGTTTAGCTGCATTTTAGCGCACAATGTAATTGTACCGCAGCAGCAAGCAATATCAGCCACACTGATGACGACCTTAATGGTTGAAACCCGCAATCTTCAATCTTCACGCGGGTCTGTGGCAGGTGCCACGTTTAACTCTACAGGAGTGTATCATGACTGCACAGAAATCCAGCAGCAAGTCTGCAACCAAAAGCCAGCCAAAGCCGGCCAATAAGTCTGCGGCGAAGCCCGTTCAGGTGGCACCGCAAACTACGGTCGCGTCGGTACAAGAGCCGTCAGCTGCTCAAACCGCTGAAAGCTCGGCCGCTCCGAACATTGTGCAAGCATTACTTGCCAATCCGGATATGTCTACCAAGCTGACCAAGCTGGCCTACGAAACAGGTGTACTGCCTGACCGTCGTCAGGACGAACGCCGCCACGATGGTGACAATGCAATGCAGTTCGCGGTGACGCAACTCACCACTCCGGCAGCAAGCGCAGCAGCTAGCACCGAAACCGCACTTGCACCGTTTACAGCACCCCCAAGCGAACCGCAAGCTAGCGCACCGCTTACAGCACCGACAGCAGCACCCGCAAGCGTACCAACAGCAGCAACAGCGGAAATGAATCCGACGCAACTGGCACAGTTTCAGGCTGCAATGCTTGCACTTGGTCAGCAGTTCGGAATGCCGGCGGAAGTTATTCAGAACCTCAGCAATCCTTCAACACTGTTGGCTACTACGCCGCGTTCAGCGAAGGATACACGGAACAGTATTACTCGTCCCGGCGCTGATACGAAGACCGGCAAGGTGTGGGCAATAGGCGATGCAATTAGTATGCAGAAAGGCGGTACGCCAGAAACTACGCCAGCAAGCATTGCTGAACTGAAGGCGCACCCTGACCTTCGCCAGTTTAATGACCACACTATCCGGACGCAATATGCTCGCTGGAGGCAATATTACGGCGTAAGCGGTCGCGTTCAGTCGGAAATGGTTTCTGCGCCGGCTACCAAGCCAACGCAAAAGGCGTTCCCGAAAATGACTGATGACGACTTCGCACGTTACATGGATTTGCGTAGCCGTGGTCAGTTGGATGAGGGTTACAAAGAATGGCTTGACTTTGAAGAATATCGTCGGAATCCCGCAGCAGGGAATGCAGCAGCCGGCCAAGCTCAAGCACCAAAGCAGTTCGCACCAACCGAAGCACCGATTGGGCCAATGGCTGATGAAGTTTACAACAGGCTTCTTCTGTTGAAGAACAACAACACGCTGCCAATCAACTTCCAAGCAGCATTTGACGCTGAAACCGCTCGCCGGGCCTCAGCAGCGTAATGCCTGGCGCATTGAAGCCGGAGAGGGCAACTTCTCCGGTTATTTGCGTTCGCTCTTGTAAAGCTTCAACGATAGGCCCTTTGCCTATCGTGGGCGCTTTGCCCAGAACTGGAGGTTATTATGAAACCCAATCTTAAGCTCAAGATTTTGCCATTGCTAGTGTTATCAGCATGCGGCGGCGGAGCTCCCGACCATGTACTCACCAGCACAGTAGGCGACACACCTGTTCAGTGCGAAACATTCCTCACACCGAACTCATCGCCCAACACAGCTACGACCAATTGCATTAGTCCGACGCTGCCGTTTCAGCCCACAGTGCAGCCAGCTTTGCCTCCCGGCGTAACCGCGCCAATTCCTCCGCAAGTGCCAACTACACCTGCGAAGGTCGTCAACGCACCGACGACAGCACCCACAGCGTCGCCAACCGCACCAACAATGGCCACTCCGGTTCTGGTAGTCAGCGCACCTAGCGTTAGCTATTCGCAACGGGCAACTTCCGACCGTACCGACGAGCAAAGCAAGCAGCAAATTCACGTCATATACCTGCTCGCTAAAGGCGCCGTTGATCGCAACCTTGACAGAGTTGGTAGCATTCAGAATTACACCGACGCTATGAATAGCTGGCTTACTGATCGTACTAGCCAGAAATTCAACTTTGACCGTTATCAAAGTTACGTTGATGTAACTACGATAGCTTTGTTGAATGAAGATAGCTGGTACGATAGCCAGCCTAACCAGTTCAAACGCGATGCTATCGAGAACGAGCTACTGACTCGCGGCTTCGTAAATAGCGCCAACAAGCGTTATCTTGTCTTCTACGAAGGCTACAACCCTGACGGTAACTGCGGCGATTCAAGAAACGTAACTAGCATCCTTTATCTGCTCGCTGCGGATGGCCGTTGCGCAACCGAGCTTGTCGCCATACATGAACTCCTTCATAACTTCGGTGCAGTTCATAGCAGCGTCCCGAACGATATCATGTATAGCGGCCCGCTTAACCGTTCCACCAGCTACACAATCACCGCGTCCGAACTCAAAGGCGCTTACTTGGAGCAATAATTATGAAAACCGAATTTAGCGATCACAAACTCTTCGTATTGGAAGCCCTTCATCGCGGGCTACAAATCTTTACATACCCTCCTTCACACGAAGGTATGCACGAAGACGATATGCTTGAGCCAACAGTTGTTGGCATTCGTCAGATTAACCCAAAACCAGACTATCCCGGCGACAAGTATATTGATATTGCGTTCGGGATGGGTTACTTGATATGCGTTCGCGAAAACGAATGGATATTTGAAGGTGTGCTATTTGATACCGATGCTGAGTTTGCAGATTGGTATGAAGAGCAAATGTTGAAAGATTTAGATGAGCAGATTCAATTAATAAATAAGTCAATTGGCCCCGACGACAGCAACAAGGGTTAAAATTAACGTGCAACAACTTTTCAACCACAACCGAAAGGAATAATATGGCCAGGCAAAAAGAATATACACGGAAAGTTCGTGCCGTGTATTACGAAAATATGAAGGCTACAAAAGTAGTCAAAGAGACTCGAGGTACTCGTCCTGAAGGTATGGTTCAAGCTGCTTTTCGTCATCTGCGTTACAATCACTATGCCGCAATGGTTGTTGAGGTATTTGACGATGATGGTAAGCTTTATGACATTCTCAAACGCCATATTAACGGCAAAGTTGAGAGCATGTTACAACAATCTAAAATAAAGGATTGATATCATGACAACCCAAAACAAGCGTCATGCTAATTACGTTAAGATGGCCGAGTTTCGCGCGGCTGCTGTGGCGTACATTAACACCATTGATAAGTTCACGCCTGGCAGCGAAATCATTGGTTCGCTGTCACACGTACTTTCTAGCATGGGAGTAAACGAGAAACAGGCCAATGTTCAGCTAAGAGGCTTAGCAGAAGCAGGTCTTATTGAAATCAACAAATCAGGTAAGAACTTCTCCTACAAAGGCAATAATGGCGACATCGCACTGGCTGCAAAGTCCGGTACAATGTGGGCTCGGGAAGCAAAGGCTGCTTTTTACCACACTCAGCCTGAAGCGACCGTAATGGCGGTTCAACAAAGCTCAGTTAAGCCAGGCAAAGCCAGTGCGCCAACGTTCACAGTTGATCTGGTAAAGAGCTCTGGGCGCGTGAGGGTTGCGCTTGGAGGTGTGGTCATTGAAATCGGTGTCGTTGATAACTAGGAGAAATTATGAAACACAAACCAGAAGAGTACCGCCACATCCGTGCGTGGGGACGTCATCTTCATTCCTTCAACTATTACATTGAAGACCAACAATGGAGAGCATCCGAAGAACACGCTCCGTTGAACGCAATCTTCAAAGGCACTGACGGAACTTGGCATACTGTAGATGGTATTGCCAGCGAAGAGCTTAAGACTAAGATTGAGCACGATGCCACTCGGGATGTATTTTAGCGTTTGCACCGTACCGCTAGCGCAAAACACCGCGCTTGCGCATGCGGCAAGGGGGGTAGGCGCGGTTTTTAGCTTGCACCCCTATGCTGCATAAGCGCAGCATTAAAAATAGCGTGTAGCGCGTTTAAACAAGCTGTCCGTTTTAACTCAACAAGGAGTGATTATGGCAAGGCGCGGTGCTCTCAATGTAAAAGACTTTGAGTTTTTAAAAGCTGAGAAGGAAAAAGGACCGAAGACCGTATGGGTGGCCCGATTTCCTCTCTGGTTAAGGATGAAACCCATTGAATGTGAAGATCCTAAACTATTTATCAAATTGGTAGCAAAGATTCAGAAGATGTACCCAGATATGAAAATTACTATCCACAAGATGAAACTTTCAGATTCAGACAACCTTACAATAAGGGAGGAATAAATGAGTGAACTCTGTACGAAAGAGAGACCAATGCCTGCGAACCAAGACCAAATAGGTCAGAATTGGGTTCACGATAATTGCAAGATGTTAAGCTTTATAAACTATGTTGCTCACTTCAAGTGTATGAACTGCGGTTATGAATTTCGGTCATCTTATAATACATCTAAAAAGAGAGGAATAAATGCTAACGGTGCAAGAGGTAAAACCAAAGCTTGAAAATCTCAAAAATTGGCTGATTGCCCGCGGTGCTGAGGTTTTTGATCCAATTGGCGATTTTGAGTTATTTCGGTTTAAGACGCAAAAAGGCTGGTCATCTTTTTATTTTAAGAAGACCGGCGTTATTACATTCTTCGGTGAGGCTGAAACTGTATGGAACGCTTTTACCAAGAATACTAACTGGAGAGCATGCCCACGAGTAAAGCGCCCTAAAGCGCATAACCGGCATTTTGATGCAATTCGCAAGCGTGACGGCGATCTATGTTTTTATTGCCGACTTGAAGTTGAAAATATAGACGCTTCTGAAGAACATTTGGTGGCATTAGCTCACGGAGGTCCTAATCATATAAGCAACAAGCTTCTGGCGCACAAGAAATGCAATAACGCTGTTGGCCATCTTAGTGCCGCCGAGAAGATTAAAATTCATGTAGCCGCTATTACAGCCATCCGAAATAAAAAATAAGGAAGACGCCATGGAACAAATTTCAAGAGTACAACAAGAGGTTGCATATCCAGATTATGAAGATTACATTGTAGCATCAGCTCTAGCTATTCTAAGCAAGAGATTGAAAAAGAGTACACCGATAACGGATCCTGCCGTCATGCGACAGTATTTAGCCGTCCTGTTAGCGGAGCGAGAGCACGAAGTTTTTGGTCTAGTATTCCTAGACTATCAATCTCGTGTCATAGCTGTAAAGGAAATGTTCAGAGGTTCGCTTAACCACAGTTCAGTGTATCCGCGAGAAGTCATTAAGGAAGCACTTTCCTTCAATGCAGGGTTCGTGATTTTGTTTCACAACCATCCGGGCGGGTTGCCTACGCCTAGCAAAGGAGACTTAGACCTTACCAAAGGTCTTGCAGACGCACTCAAGTTAGTGGATATTGTAGTATCCGACCACATTATAGTGTGTGGTCATAAAACCTATTCCTTTAAAGAACAGGGTAAGTTGGGCTGATATAAGACACATTCGCTCACCAAATACAATAATAAAGAGCGAATTGTGACGCAGTAAATATTTTTTGTTCCCCGTTGTGATATTTTTGCTTGCGTATTACAATATTGTTTTGTCCCTCCAACACACTGTTTAACATGACAGATCAACCTATCTTGTCAGCAGAAGAGACAGCACAAAGTCGCTTCAATAAAACTTATATAAGTTCTGCTGAAATCATGCAAGAATTAAATGTTTCGCGCCAAGTTATCCAGTATGCAAGAAAGACTGGTAAGCTGCCTGGCGCTATTGTCATCCAAGAAAATTCAGTTTACATTTGGGAGAGATCGGAGATTGAAGATTACCTACACGCATGGAAAATAATTCTAAACGCGCGTAGGGGATAAAACATGATCTTTACATACGATCGCATTCCGGAAGAAATGCGTTGGGATCGCGCCTGGTGTTTAGCCGGTCCTGACGATACAGGCAAGTATAAAGCTCCGCATAGTTTTGGCACAAGGGGGATCTTTAAAATCCCGCCTACCCAAACAGACCAATTGCGCGACCTAGAGGGTGTTATCGACGCTGCGGAGCTGTATAAGCCTTGCGGTATTGGTTTCATGCTGTCCAAAGACGACCCGTACACCTGCATTGATTTGGACATTAAAAATGAACGAAACGAACCAGACAAATCCAAATGGACTACTAACGAGCAGCTCGAGAGGTTTTGGAAAATCATACGCGCTTTTGATAGCTATACTGAACGGTCCGTCTCAGGCTGTGGTTTCCATATTTGGATCAGAGGGAAAATTGGAAAGGGATGTAAGCGTGATGGAGTTGAGGTCTATAGTCAAGAACGCTTCATCGTATGCACAGGCGATGTCGTTGTTGACAAAGATATTGAAGACCGACAGGGGCTTTTGGATGTATTGGTCGCCGAAATTGGAAACGCCAAACAAGGCAAAATTGAGCTTACAGATTTACTCGAATCCGATGACGATACGATCATCTTGGATCGAGCAAGAAATGCTGAAAACGCAGATAAATTCAACAAGCTATACAGTGGGGATTGGGGAGGTTATCCTTCTCAGTCCGAAGCCGACTTGGCGCTTATGTCCATTTTCACGTTTTATACCAAGTCCAATGCACAGTGCCGACGTCTATTCCGAACTTCGAATCTGGGGAGGCGCTCGAAAGCTACCAAAAATGATCGTTACCTTAACGACACATTACGGCTTATCCGCGGGCGCGAAGCGCGGGAAGAAGAAGTAGAGTTCGCGGGCGCTGCTCAAGCTGCTGCCTTGCTAGCTAACCTCAACACACGCGAGGTTGTAGATCAGGAGACCGACGAAACAACGACCGAAGAAATACCTGCTCATCTTATTATGGATGACGCAGACTTACCTGAAGAAGAACTTGACGAAAATGCTAAGGGCCTTCCATGGCCGCCCGGTTTAGTTGGCGAGATTTCGCGTTACATCTTTAATGGTGCGCCACGTCCAGTAAAAGAAGTTGCTATAGTGTCAGCACTTGGACTTATGGCTGGCGTATGCGGTAAAGCATTTAACATTCCGCAGTCTGGTTTGAATGTGTATATTGTTCTAGTAGCTAAGTCTGCTATTGGTAAAGAAGCGATGCACAGTGGTATCGCGAACCTTCTTGCGTACATTGCAGAATCTGTTCCTGCTGCTATGAGCTTTGTTGACTTTACCGACTATGCTTCAGGACCAGCGTTGACGAAAGCTGTAGCCGGCAATCCTAGCTTTGTAAACGTTTCCGGTGAATGGGGTCGTAAGCTACGTCGTCTAGGTATGGAAGACGGACGCGATGGGCCTATGCAACAACTCCGCACAGTGATGACAAACCTGTACCAAAAGTCAGGGCCTAAGTCTATTGTCGGAGGTATTGGTTATTCAGATAAAGAAAAGAATGTAGCGTCAGTCTCTGGTGTAGCATACAGTATGATTGGCGAAACTACTCCGAGTACGTTTTACGACGCGCTTACAGAGTCAATGATGGAAGACGGCTTTCTAAGTCGGTTTACTGTTATTGAATACAACGGGGAGCGCCCGGCTAACAACAGCCGCGGAATTATTGCTCCTCACCAAGCGTTGAAGGATGCCTTGTGCAGTCTTTTCACACAGGCCGCAGCACTCAACCAACGCTTTGAAACCCAAGAAGTCACGCGCAGTTACGAGGCAACACAAATACTTGACGCCTTTGACAAAGAATGCGATAGTAAGATCAATGGTAGCGAGGACGAAGGTTTCCGGCAAATGTGGAATCGCGCGCACCTTAAAGTGTACCGCATTGCTGCATTGCTCGCAGTAGCAGACGACCATGTGAATCCGGTTATCAGCAAACTGCACACAGAGTGGGCGCTGGACGTCATACGGCGCGACATTGGTGTTATGAGTCGTCGTATTAGTTCTGGTGATGTTGGTGTAGGTGACTCTTCGCGCGAGAAAAAGATCCTTACCATTATTCATAAGTTCCTCAAAGAAGGTGCGCCACCTAGCTACGGCGTACCGGAAGAAATGCGCAAGAATGCAGTTGTTCCACGGAAGTACCTACAGATCTGCACACAGCGGGCGTCTAATTTTACGTCGCACCGCGGAGGTCAAAATATGGCACTTGACTTAACAATCAAGTCCCTTATTGATAGCGGATACTTGCAAGAGTATGCCAAAGACAAAGCTGCAAAAGACTTTGACTTCTTGGGTAAATGCTATCGTGTGATCACTCTGCCTTTGAATACAGCCGAAGGTAGGGAGCTTCAAGCGACACGTAAAAGTTTAGGATCTAAGTAAATAGATTTAATGCTTTTGCGCTACAATATAACTTAACTTAACAAGGAACAAAAATGTCAAATTTCTGGTTAGTATCAAGAATGAACGAAGCGTTTGGAAACCCTGAAGGTGATCCAAGCAATATTGACATTGATCGCATCCGCAGTCAGTGCAAGAATATCTTGGACGAGTTTGTCGAGCTTATGGTTGCGCTCGGTGCAAACAAATCCCGCATTGAAGCAGCGCGTACAAGCTTCCTTGCCCAGTTGGTCTTTGACAGCAAGTTTGAAGACGACATTAGCCATGTACGCGATGCGCTTATTGACATCCACGTCTTTGCTTACGGCGCGCATCACCTTATGGGTATCGATGCAGATCGCGACATGGGTTCTGTTATCAGCGGCGTAATGTCACGCTTTATCAAAGACGAAGCAGACAAAGAGGCAACTATCGCCAAACATGCAGCAAAAGGCGTCATCGAAGTCTACTTCGAAGGTGAATACCCTGCAATGATTATGAAGTCTGCTGTCGACCAACCTGACGCACCAAAAGGTAAGTTCCTGAAGTCCGCAAGCTACAAAGAGCCAGTGTTTTACCAACTGCATCCAACGCCGATCGTTAGCTGGTGATTCAGCGGCGCGTTTGATCCGCTAGTTTGATTTTGTAGTAAGCTGTGCCATGCCCGACATTCCAATTCGGTTAAGACATGGTGCAGGTCGTCCGGTGGTGTCTGGTAGCCCGTAAGGGTAGCGGCCCGTGGGCAACTTCTCTGAAGACCCAAAGGTGATCCGTGCATAAGTGAACTCTACTCAGTGAGCGATAACCCGGCAAGTCAGTGGAAAGCTGACTTTAACTTCAAGTACGTCTTAAATGGAAAAGCGGTTCTGGTTGACGGGGCGGGATACCGGAGCGTCAGAGGTTCGAGTCCTCTCTTGAAGGCCAACATTTGGGCATCTGGATAAAGATGGCAGCTGAAACCAGCCCTGCCAGGCACCCTTAGCAGAGGGCCGGGTGTCCAAATGTTGGTAAGACTAACTAACGGAGAAAGAAATGACCACACTAGCTTCGCCAGCGGCTGCTCCCGCAGTCACGCAACAAGACCTCAACGATTGGTACGATCTGCAATCAAAGCTCGCTATCATTAAAGATCAAGAGATGGAATTGCGCAAGAAAATATTTAGCGCATACTTCCCATCGCCAACGGAAGGTGTCAATACTGCACCGCTGTCCGAAGGATGGGTGATCAAAGGTACGCACAAGATTACACGTTCCATTGACGAAGCTATGCTCTTGGCAAAGCAGGACGAGCTTCTAAAAGAAGGTATTGCTATCAACGACCTTATCCGTCGCAAACCGGAACTTAACCTTAAAGCCTACAAAGCTTTGCCCGACCGCGCGAGCCTCCTGTTTAGCCAAGTGCTTGACATCAAGCCTGGTTCACCTTCCCTTGAAATTGTTAAACCAAAACGATAATGCCTCGCAGCCGCTATACACAGGGACGAGCGGACGCCAACCGCTTGTTTGACTGGATTAGGGAAGAATACAACTTCCCTACTGACGCCAAAATGGCAAACGCATTGCATCTTGACTTTACTTTAATTAGTAAGTATAGAAGTGGAAAAGAGTTATTGAGTTCTTTAGGTCTTCTTGCAGTACACGAGTTCACTGGTTTACATCTCAAAACAATACTTGAAAAGGCACAAGGATAAATTATGAGCATGCTACATACTGTTTCAACCATTGGTAGAGCCCTTGATCCAAATAGTAAAGAGCGGTATGGGCGTGTTGGCGAAGTACGTCTTACAGTAAGAGACGTACAAGCACTTCTTAACGACTGGAAGCGTTTGGATAAAGAAGTCCGTGAACTTAACGAATTAATGAAGGCTAAATAATGTCGAATGAATTACTTGCAGTTAGCACTGCATTTGATGATATAGATGCGCAGATTAAGTTTGCTGCCGAGGTGACGGAAATTGTAGAACAGTTGAAGCAAATGCTCATCGCAAAGAACCGCAAGTATGGTGATGCGGCGCTTAATCCTTCACGCACGTTTGCAACGTCGTCTGCCGCTGAGCTTATTAATGTTCGCATTGACGATAAACTAAGCCGTATTAAAAACCGTCAAACCGACGACGATGAAGACCCAGAGTGGGACTTAATGGGCTATCTTGTTCTTAAGCGTATTGCTGTCAAGCGCGAAAAGGGTTCAAAATGACAATTAAAGCGATGCGGGCAGCAAACTACGATCCCGCTAAAATTAAGTTCCCCGTTTGGGCAGAGCCAAAGATTGACGGTGTACGAGGCTACAATCCGGACGGCATATTGCTAGCTCGCACAATGAAGAAGCTTAAGAACAAATATACAACGGAGTTCTTTAGCGGTCCGGACTATATAGGGTTTGACGGTGAGCTTGCAGCAAACCACGAATGTCATCCAGACTTGTGTCGTCTTACGAGCAGTGCAGTAGGCACAATCGAAGGTAAGCCTTACGTCCTATGGCACATCTTTGACTACGTTACAGAAGCTACTCGTGGTCTGCCTTATTCGCGGCGCAAGGATATTTTGGAGCGCAAGATTCGCGATCTGCAAGCCAACGGAAAGTGTGGTTATCTACGGGTTGTTCCGCACATTGTTTGTAATAATATGGCAGAATTAACGGCAGCCCATGAACACTTCATGGAGCTTGGTTACGAGGGGACTTGTTTCTATGGGCCTAATGTCACGCATAAAGAGGGCAAGAGTTCGCCTACGCATAATGGGGTATTGCGTATTAAGGATTTTATCGATGCGGAAGCTGTTGTCCTTGAGATTGTCGAAGGTGAGACAAACAACAACGAAGCTCAAGTTAATGAACTCGGGCGAACATTTCGTACCTCACATCAAGAGAACAAAGTCTCCAACGGAATGGTAGGTAGCATGACGTGCAAGATGTTAGACGACGTTTATGACCTACATGACCATACAAAACTCTTGTTGGCTAAGCATCAAATTATTACCGTTTCGCCTGGCAAGATGACGGAAAAAGATCGCATTTACTATTTCCAGCATCAGATTGGTTTAATTGGACAAGCGATCAAATTTAAGTTCTTTCCCAAAGGAATTAAAGACAAACCTCGCTTCCCTACATTTGAAAGCATACGCTTGCCTGAGGACATGTAGATACAAAATAGTTGTTGCACTGTTGCACTAAAAATCGCATAATATTACTTACCTGCTTCGGCAGAGATTAACCACACTAGCTTGTCGCTCGTGTGCTCTTACTATTGGAGCCGCAATGAGTATTCTTGGAACTGTCAGTAACAGTCCTACGCAATCGGGTATCCGCATTGTTCTTAGCGGTGTTGAAAAGGTCGGCAAAACGACACTTTCTTGTAATGCCCCTCGGGTCTTGCTTGTACCGCTTGAAATGGGTACAGGAACGATGCAAGTCCACAAAACACCAATGCTGACCAGTTTCGCTCAAGTGATGGCTTTGCTTGACGAAATTATAGCAAGCGCCCAACAAGGTCAGTTTGCCTTTAAGACAATCGTCTTTGACAGCGCAACAGCACTGGAACGTTTGATTCACCTAAGTATTCTCGAGCTGGATCCAAGCTACGGCAAAGATAATAAGAAAGCTGTAACAATGGAATCCGCGCTCGGTGGCTACGGTAAAGCGTACACCTACGCAAACGAGCTCTTCGGTAACTTCCTCGCTAAATGCGACACCTTGGCCATCTACGGCCATATCAATATTGTGCTGACATGTCATGTCTTTGCAGCACAAGTCCTTGATCCTACTGCTGGTGAATACAACACTTGGGATCTTCTGCTACACTCCCCCAAAAATCAAAAGACTTACGGCAAGCGTGAAATGATTACGCAATGGGCCGACGTCATTGGCTTCTTGCATGAAACAGTTTTCATCAACGAAGGCAAGAATATGAATATGGGTGTAAGCTCTAACACAGGACGTCAGCTTGCTGTAACCCGTACTCCCGGATACGTCGCTGGAAACCGTTACGGCGTTGTTGGACCTATCGCCATCCCGATGGTTAATGGATGGAACACGTTTGCGCACGAGCTTTATACTGCTTCGGGCGTTGATATTTTTAATAGGGATGTAGTAGCATGAGTACGAACATTGTAAGACATCAACATGCGTTATTTGATGCGATTCGGGAGAACTTTATCGTAAAGAATGAGTTCGAACTTGCTTGCGCACTTAACATATCAAGAACGCATGTAGCAAAACTTCGTATGCGGTTGATTCCAGTTACGGATGAAGTTATCCTTTCCGCACACGATGCAACAGGTTGGCCCATTTCTAAGATCAAGGAATTGGTTGCTGAATCTAAACTTCAATCTGTAACTGTGAGGAAACGTCAAAATGGTAACAAAGAAAACAGTAGCAAAGACTCCGGCACCGCGTCTTAGTGCGGAAGACAAAAAGTGGATGGCGCGTGACGACTTGCGTACCATCCAACAAGCGCAGAGTATCGCAGCTGATCCAAAGCGCATGAAAGCAGCGCAGCAAGAAGCACAAGCGCAGGTCAAGGCGCTTCAAAGTATTGCAAAGAAGTAGATTTAAACCGCGTTGCTGTCTGGCGGATAACAGACAGCAAACAACTTAGGATTTAAAATGACAGCATTTTCTTTTAATGCAAAAACAGTTGAACCGGATCAGGGCCGTATTGGTGCATTGCCCGCTGGATGGTATCCTGTGTCTGCAGACGAAACCGAACTGAAGCCTACAGGTAACGGCGGCGGCGAATACATCAATGTTCGTTTCACCATTCTTGACGGCCCTTACAAGAACAGCAAGTTCTGGCATCGCTTCAATACAAAGAACCTCAGCGACAAAGCGGTCGAAATTGGCTACAAACAACTCAGCGCGCTGATGCATGCAATTAACGTGCTTGAAATCAAAGTGCTAGCGCAACTGCAAAACGTCCCACTGTTCGTCAAGGTGAAGTTGGTTCCTGCTGAATACGAACCTGACGGCGTTACTGTCAAGTACGAAGCTAAAAACGAAATCACTGCATTCCGTTCAATCACCGACGAAGCAGCTCGTGCAGGTTTCCAAGGTGTCGGCGCCAAGCCAGCCGCAGCAAAAGCTCCACCTCCACCAACTGCGGCAGTAGCAGCGCCGGCAGCAGGTTGGAAACCTCCTGTAGCGGAACAACCATGGACTCCCCCAAACACGGCAGCGGCAGTCGCAGCAGTAGTTCAGGCTCCGGTTGCCGCTGCCGTGACGGCTCCGGTTACTTCTACAGTGACCCAGACCTCGGCCCCTGCTGCTGCACCAGTAGTTCAACCAAGTTGGGCAACTGCGCCAGCTACGGTTGCCGTGGCCCCGACGACGACGGCTGTCCCATCACAGGAACAGCCTGCTGCCCAGGCTGAAGCTCCGGCTAGCACAGAAGTTCCACCTTGGATGGTTCCGCCAGCAGAGTAATCCGACTACGGTGTGCGAGCGAATGTCAAGAGGCCAGTAGCTCGTAGTTAGTCCGTAGAGGCGCCCTTTTCGGAGGGCGTTTTAAAGTGACGAATGCAACAAAAGCTGAAAGCAATTGCAAATACGCGGATACTCGGGATTAGCGCCGAGCGTCACTTTAAAACTGGAGGAATAATGGCTATAATTGTCGCAAAAAAGACTAAAGCAGCAATTGATGCAATGTTGGAAGCGGATCAAGGCGCTCGTTACCGCACGACGTTGAAAAATGTTATCCCACACATGGGCGACGCATATCGCGGAGCTGACGATGGGTTTCGGTCACACCTTGGAGCATCACAGATTGGTAAGGTGTGCGATCGTGCGCTATGGTACGGTTTTAGATGGGCAGTTAAGCCCAAGTTTATTGGTCGTATGTTACGACTGTTTAACCGTGGACACCTAGAGGAAGCACGTTTCATTGCGCTACTGTTATCCATTGATGTAAAGGTATGGCAGCAAGACGCTAACGGGAACCAATTCCGTATTAGCGAATTTGGAGGCCACTTTGGAGGTTCGGGCGATGGTGTGGGCATGGGAATTCCGGACATTGAACTTAATAGTCCGTGCGTACTTGAATTCAAAACCCACAACGATAAGTCTTTTAAAAAACTCATTACTGATGGTGTGAAAGCTGTAAAGCTAGAGCATTGGGTACAGATGCAGTCTTACATGCGAAAGATGGGCATTCCTGTCGCTTTGTATGGAGCGGCTAATAAGAACGATGACGAGTTGTATTTCGAGATTGTACATCTTGATACTGTTGCGGCAGACATTTACATCCAACGTGCCCACACTATAATCTTCACGCGGACTCCACCAGATAAAATCCATGACTCAACAGGTTGGTATGAATGCAAATACTGCGACCAAAACACGGTCTGTCATCTTGGTGCGGAACCAGCGCGTAACTGTCGAACTTGTCACTTTGTCTCCTTTGAGGCTGACGGTACAGTTGCATGCCGCAATCCCTTTGGACCAAAAGCCAAGCAAACCCTAACAAAAGAAGATCAACTTTCGGCCTGTACTGAATACGAGAAATTCTGATGCCGCTAAAGCTACGCGATTATCAAGAAGAGTCAATAAACGCTCTTTTTGAATATTTCAAACGTAAAAAGGGAAATCCCTTGGTTGGCTTGCCTACGGGCACAGGCAAAGCTCTTGTTATCGCTGAGTTTGTGCGGCAAGCGTTAGCTTGGTATTCCAAACAGAAGATCCTTGTTGTTACGCACGTTAAAGAACTTGTAGACCAGAACTACGAAGAGTTCTTGGAGCAATGGCCTACAGCGCCAGCTGGCATTTATAGTGCCGGCCTTGGACGTAAAGAATGCCATAACAATGTGACGTTCTGCGGCATTGCTTCTATTTCAAGAAATATCCTTGCATTTGGTAAAGTTGATCTTTTTATCATTGACGAAGCACATTTATTGAGCGACGATGATGAAACGCAATACATGCGTGTTATAACTGCGCTCAAGACTTATAATCCAATGATGAAGGTAATAGGTCTTACCGCTACTCCGTGGAGACAGGGTTTAGGTGTCTTAACTAATGGCAAGCTGTTTACCGACTTTGCTATTGACCTTACTGATATGAAGTCGTTTAATCGTTTCATCAAAGAAGGTTATTTAGTCCCGCTTGTTTCCAAACCTACGCAAACAATCCTTGACGTAAGCGGCGTCAACATGCGTATGGGCGATTACAACTCCAAGCAATTGGACTTGGCTGTAAATAAAGACAACATAACGTATGCGGCTCTGCAAGAGACGATTACATACGCGCACGACCGTCACAGCTGGCTAGTCTTTGCCACAAGTATTGAGCACGCTGAAAAGATTAAGCAGATGCTACAGTACCTTGGCGTATCGTGCCGCGTAGTTCACAGTAAAATGGGAAAGAAGGAAAGAGATGCGAATATCGCAGATTGGAAGGCGCTTAAATATACGGCCATCGTCAATATGGGCGTACTTACTACCGGCGTTAATCATCCTGCTCTGGATCTTATTGTCATGTTGCGTCCAACTATGTCGACTGTTCTATGGGTTCAAATGCTTGGTCGTGGGACTCGCCCGTTATTTGCGCCTGGCTATGATATCTCGACGCTTGAGGGACGATTAGCTGCTATTGCTGCCAGCCCAAAACAGAACTGCCGTGTATTAGACTTTGCAGGTAACATTAAACGATTAGGACCAATCAATGACCCTGTCCTCCCGCGCAAGAAAGGCGAAACTAAAGGCGAAGCACCAGTTAAAATCTGCGACTCATGTGGAGGTTATAACCACATCTCAGCTCGTCATTGCGGTGGAGAGCCTTATCCAACAAACGAAGGTTGCGGCCAAGAGTTTGTCTTTCGCGTCCAAATTACAAGAGCAGCAAGCACTGAAGAGATCATTAAAAACGACTCTCCTATTGTGGAGACTTATGCAGTTGATCGAATAACATGTGCAGTGCATCGCAAGGTAGGAAAACCAGACAGTATTCTTGTCACCTACTATTGCGGGTTCAACCGCTATCGCGAGTTTATCATGCCTGAGCATACAGGCTTTGGACGTCGTAAAGCTTTAGCGTGGTGGCAGAAGCGAACAAATATGGAACTGCCTGGAACTACCGAGGAAACAATAGCGTTGTTCGACAAGCTGGACGTACCAACGCATATTAAGGTCTGGATAAATAAACCGTATCCAGAGATTCTAACTGAGACATTTACAGGTACATTCAATAAGGACGAAGTTCCATTTTAAATGGATGCACAATTCCCTTTTTAAAGATACGTTTTGCTTGGTATAATTAATTATTGCGTTAGGAAATCCAAGTATGCACATCCTTATTGATAGAGAAGATCTTTGCTTGCTGTATAAGCATCCAAACTTTTCCGTAATAGACAACTTGCGGCATATTGAATGCCAAAAGAAATGTGTCATTACGGACTTGCAAGGCAAAGATACAGTATTTGGCGACATGACCGATCTGGAGCTGCGACTGCTACACCGGAATTTGTGTGGTCAAAGCTTCAGTGGCTACAGCCGTCCTCATTTAATCGCGACCGTAGCAGCTATGTGTGACGCTGCTCCGATTGCAGATGTTAATCCGCTGGAAGTTGAGCTTCAAGCAATGCAGATTGATATGGACGATGATGCGGAGTATCGGTATGCGCCGGGGTGTGCGACAGCAAGTGAGCAGCAGTATTTAAACCGCTTACAAGCGTTTAAAACTAGCCCCCTAGTGTTACCCTTAATACCCCCCGAAAAACCGCTTGCAGCACCCTCGCCGCAGTACCTAGCACTATTAGCAGCACATGCAGCGCATGCAGCACCGAGCGCACCGCGAGAGGCACGTGAGTCTAATCCGTCCACATACGTTCCACCTAAAGGCGGAAGCAAGACCGGACGTGTATGGGAGATTGCCGAGCCTATTTGGGCAGCGGCAGCAAAGCCAGAGAATTGGAAAGAGATTCGGAAAGCAATTGTTGAAGCTTGCGAAGCCGAAGGTATTAATGGATCAACAGCATCTGTCCAATATGGTAAGTGGAAGCAAACTAAATTGTAGTATCTGAAAAAAGCACTTGCATTTAAAAACGGTTCGCGCTATATTTAAACCTCATTCGCGAGAATGGTTAATTAACCAAATTTCAAACATTATCTAATCGGAGTTCCAAATGGAAAACACAGAACAAGCCGCAATCGACGCAGCAAATGCCAAAGCCGCTGCCGAAGAAGCAAAGGCACTCGCTAAGGCACAGGCTGACGCTGCAAAGGCTGAAGCAAAAGTAAAAGCTGACGCTGCTCGTGCAGAAGCAAAGGCTGCAAAAGACGCTGCTGCTAAAGCTGTCAAAGAAGCAAAAGAAGCTGCTGCTGTCCAGGCCAAGGCTGCAAAAGAAGCTGCCGCTGCTGAAGCAAAAGCAAAGAAAGATGCCGAAGTCGCTGCCAAGAATGAAGCCAAGGCTGCTGAAGCTGCTGCCAAAGCTCAAGCAAAGGCTGAAGCTGCTGCAACAAAAACCAAAGTTGTCATGCCTTCGCAGAACGGTATCACCCGTCCTCGTCCTGACGGTGCTTGCGGTAAAGTCTGGGCAATTGCTGATGCAATCTCGCAACGTATCGGCCAAGCTGCGCCGATCAATCTGTTGGCACCGGAATGCTCCGCTGCCGGCTTGAACGACGCGACAACTCGCACTCAGTACGCTCGCTGGAAGACTTTCAACGGCGTGTTCGGCGCAGTACCGAAGTACACTGCTCAGGTTGTTGAAACTGCCGCTGCTACTGAAACCGTCGTTGCGTAAGGCCTTGAAGGTTGGCAGAGACCCTTCGCCGCTCTCCGTGGGCTCAGGCAACAAACGGATCGGTGAGAAAACTGCCAAGTTTCAATCCTCGAGATAGCTCAGATAGGTAGAGCACCACGTAGTAGATGTAATAGGCGACATGCTTGAGGCTGGAAACGCGCGTTGCGCTGGAACCTCCAATATAGCTGAGTAACTAGACATCTTTATTGTGGAGGTCGAAGGTTCAAATCCTTCTCTTGGGTCAAGTAACACAATTCTCGAGATAGCTCAGTCGGTAGAGCAGTCGTGACGGCGAAGGTCGTGGGTTCGAGTCCCACTCTCGAGGCCAATTCTCAAGATAGCTCAGTCTGGTAGAGCGCCAGGAACTTGCAGAGTGAAACGTCGGCCGAAGGCTCAGTAACCTGTCAAGTTGTACTGTATATAAAGAGGTCGGAGGTTCAAATCCTTCTCTTGAGAGCCAACATTAGACTCAGTTAGCGGTTAGTCACCGTTTGTGGGGTGAAACTCCTGACTAGGGGAGTAGCTCTATACGACGACCGGACGCCTCAGAAACGACGGATAATAGCTGAGTCTAATGTTGGTGTGCCGTCGTGGTGGAATTGGTAGACACGCTATCTTGAGATGGTAGTGGCGAAAGCCGTACAAGTTCAAGTCTTGTCGTCGGCACCAAACAGTTTTAAATCTGAGTGTAAGTCAGCCCGGTCAGACGACCTGCTTTGGAAGCAGGAGGTCGTTGGTTCAAATCCAACCACTCAGACCAACTCTTTTCGCTGTATTAACCCGTACTCAAGCTCTGCTTGATCCTCGTGAGGTAAAATGAAACAAATCAATATACAGCCTATCGAGAAGCAAAATCTCGACCAAAGTGGAAACCTCTCAGTACATAGCGTCTTCTACACTATCCAAGGCGAAGGCCCGTTCACAGGTCGTCCAGCAGTATTTCTCCGCCTAGCGGGTTGCAACCTTCAATGTCCGTCTTGCGATACCAATTACACAATTGGACGCGAATCAATGACGCTGCATGAGATTGAAGTTGCAGTTGCTCATGCATGCCGCGATACCATCAAACCGAGCGTAAAACCACTTGTGGTTATCACAGGAGGCGAACCTTTCCGGCAAAATATTGCTAAATTGGTTCGATCGCTTGGCAGCAAAGGTTATCACGTTCAAATTGAAACAAATGGGACATTGTATGTTCCAGAGTTACCTTGGGATAGTGTTACGATCGTCTGTAGCCCAAAGGCGGGCAAGATTTCTCCGTTGCTCACACCGCATATTGATGCATATAAGTATGTGATGTCAGCAGACAGTGTTGATCCTGAAGACGGCTTACCTATCCTTGCACTTGACCACACTGCTAAGCCAAAGGTGGCTCGGCCATTTCCAGGCAATTCTAAACCTATTTATCTCCAGCCGATGGATCCTGGTATGACTATCGGTCCGGACGAACACGATACGTATCGTAAGAATCTGAATGCCTGTATCGCCAGCTGCATGAAGCATGGTTACATCTTGCAATTGCAGACCCACAAAATTATCGGCTTGGAGTAATCAAATGAGCAAAATTGATACAATTAATCAGCACAAGGCTATTGTCGTTTTTTCTGGCGGTCAAGACTCCACAACCTGCCTATATTGGGCCATGCGTCAAGGTTGGGATGTTTATCCCATCACATTTAACTACGGTCAGAAACATGCCATTGAAATTGGGGCCGCTCGTCGTATCGTCGAAATGGCAGGTCTTACGCACAAGCACGAAGTCGTCAACCTTGGCGATGGAATCCTCAAAGGTACTTCGCCGCTTGTCAATAAAGACGTAGCACTAGAGCAGTATGCAAGCCATCAAGTTTTGCCGGGCGGTTTAGAAAAGACATTTGTGCCCATGCGCAACCAGTTATTTCTCACCGTCGCAGCTAACCGCGCCTTTGTTTACGGCGCTCGCTATATTGTAACAGGCGTCTGTCAAGAAGACAACGGCGGTTATCCAGATTGCCGTCGTGTCTTTATTAATGCAGTGCAAGATGCAAGCAACGTTGGTACAATTGACGTAGTAAATCCGCAGTGCAATCCAATTGAAATACTTACACCGCTGATGTTCCAAACAAAAGCAGACACAGTGCGTTTTGCTATGTCATTGCCTGGCTGCATGCAAGCATTAGCGTTCTCCCACACCTCTTATGACGGTCAATATCCACCTATTGGACACGATCATGCAACGCTGCTCCGCGCTAAAGGCTTTGAAGAAGCCGGCGTACCGGATCCGCTTGTCGAACGAGCAGTCTTTGAAGATTTGATGCCCGTACCCGATTCGTCAAATTACGACGATTTGCGGCGAGTTATGTTTAACAGGAAACAAGCTCAAGACGCAGAGTAATAAAATTCGGCTTAGCTGTCTGCACTCCCTCTAGAGGTAAGCTTGTAGATAAGCGGTCGATTGGCGGGAGCTGTACCGTACTGACAATTCAGCCGCCTGACCCTCGTAAGGGGTCATTTCTTTTAACCTTCCTTCTAAACAAAATGAAAAAACATCTTTTTGCGCTAGCTATGATTTGCGCTATGGGCGGAGCTTTCGCGACAACGCCATCCAACTCGAACAACTCCGATAACATCACCAACAATACGACAAACAACACCTACAATGTTCCGCAAGGTGGACAAGGAGGTCAAGGTGGTTCAGCTTACTCGTCAAACAGCAACAAGAACAGCAACAAGAACACCAACAGCAATGTCAACAAACAAGGCCAGGCTCAAGGTCAAGACCAAAAGCAGAATCAAGGCCAAGCACAAACGCAAAATTCTACGAGCAAGGCGACTGGCGGCAATTCAACAGCCACAGGTGGTCTATCGTCCTCTACATCGGAAGGTGGAGCTGTAAGCGAGAGCAACAATGCAGCGCAGAGCACTAACGTAACGACCAATGCACCGCGTCAAACCGCCTCCGCTGCGAATGTTACCCTTATGCCTACAGCAGTCTGCTCCGGAACTACTGCGGCCGGCGCCCAAGGTGCAACATTTGGTCTGAGCTTCGGTACATCTTGGACAGATACGAACTGCATGTTGCTTGAACAAGTGCGTACCGTAGCCAGCATCCTTGAGCAACCAAGAATTGCTTCCGAAATGATGTGTGCTATTGACGCATACCGCGAAGCTCGTCTGCGTTTGGGTGATCTATGTATCACTACCAAAGACACAAGCAATAGTGGTAAAATAGCGGTAAAGCAAGAGGAATATACAGACCCTATTATTCGCGCTCGTTTGAACCTTCCACCTCTGAAATAAAAATGGATATCCCGAAGAATCTTATTGATCTTTTTAACAGTTACCTCTTTAGAGTGAGTAACGGCTGTCTTATATACACCGGAGGAAAGGTGAGAGATGGCTACGGATGGTTCAATACTCCTTCGGGATTCCCTAAACAGGCCCACCGATTTGCATATCTGTTAGCTAACGGAAAACTTGACGAGAATTTATTAGTCTGTCATACTTGTGATAATCCAGCTTGTTGTGAACCGGGACATCTTTTTCAAGGTACGCACCAAGACAATTCAGACGACTGTGTTAATAAAGGTCGCGGAAACGTACACATTGGAACTAGAAACCCAAATGCAAAGTTGACAGATGAACAAGTTCTTTTAATCCGCAAGATTAAATCAGAAACAAACTGTACTTATAAATCTTTATCTGCGCAGTTCGGAGTAACGCCTGAGATGGTTTCATACATTTGCAGACGTATTTATAGAAACGACATTTAGAGGATAAAATGTATTGCTCTACAAAAACATACGGACATGAACTAGGCCTCTCCGCAGCTTTTAGACAATGGAGGGCAGAGTCACATTGCAGGTTGATTCATGGATACGCTTTAGCAATTAAATTTGTTTTCGCGTGTGAAGAGCTAGACGTCCGAAATTGGACCGTTGACTTTGGCAGTTTGAAAAGCCTGAAGGGTTGGCTTGAAGATACGTTTGACCACACTTTGTTGGTTGCCGGTGACGATCCGGAACTCGAAACATTCTTTCTCTTAAAAGCAAAAGGGATTGCTGATGTCGTCATAGTTGAGAAAACGGGTTGCGAGGCCTTCGCTAAGTTGATTTTTGAATGCGCCGAAATATGGCTGAAGGACAACGGCTACTCACCGCGAGTGTGGTTAAACTCCGTTGAAGTAAAAGAACACGGCGCTAACAGCGCAATCTACGTTCAAGGAAAACCAAATGCTGAATAAAATAGTCTTAACACACGCAATGGTGGATGGCATGGTACAAGGCATGCACTTCTTAATTGAGAAGTATTTCCCTGTAGGCGGGAGCGTTTTAAAGGTGTACGCAATACCGCGAGGGGGGATTCCTGCCGCTTACCTGCTTACAAAGTATCGCCCTGTTCGGCTTGTTGATAATCCAGCAGATGCAGATATCTTTGTTGATGACATCATTGACAGCGGTGCAACGGCAACTCGCTACACAAATGGATATCCTGATACACCGTTCTTTGCCTTGGTGGATAAGAGCAACGAGGATTTCCATGCTGCAGCAGACATCGGACGAAAGACTTGGGTTGTGTTCCCTTGGGAAAAAACCGTAAGCGATAGCGACGAGTCTGCAACCGACAATATCAAGCGTATCTTGCAGTACATCGGTGAAGATCCTGGACGTGAAGGTTTGCTCGAGACGCCGAAGCGTGTGGTTAAGGCATGGAATCACTGGGCTAGCGGTTACGAAGTTGACATTGGTGCATTGCTCAAGGTCTTTGAAGACGGCGGGGAGAATTACGATGAAATGGTTATTGTTAAAGATATCCCCATTTATAGCAAATGTGAGCACCATCTTGCTGATATTTTTGGGACTGCTACTATTGCTTATATTCCTAATGGCCGCATTGTTGGCCTTAGTAAGCTTTCTCGGGTTGCAGATGCTTATGCGCGCCGACTACAAGTTCAGGAAAGGCTTACAAGTCAAATCGCGGACGCGCTGGACCTCCACCTAGAACCGAAGGGTGTAGGTGTTATTATCAGGGCAAGACACATGTGTATGGAGTCAAGGGGCGTGAACCAACAAGGGCATCATACAATAACGAGCGCCTTACGTGGTGTTATCAAAACCGACCCAACTGTCCGAGCTGAATTTATGGCACTTGCAAATGGCCCGAGTTTACGAGCGTAAATCAATGTCTGAACGTCTGGACAAGTATTATATTGACCCGACTTCAGACTGCTGGATTTGGTATGGTTCCGTTGATAAAGACGGTTACGGACGGTTGCGCGGTTCTATAAATGGTGTCATTGTTGTTGACCGAGCACCAAGAGCAAGTTACGAGCTTCATGTTGGCCCAATACCAGAAGGATTAATGGTATTGCATCATTGCGATGTGCCTGCTTGCATTAACCCGAAACATCTTTATCTTGGAACACAAAAGGAAAACGGACACGATAAAAAGGTAAGAGGTAGAGCAAGAACAACTCCGCAATTTGGAGCAGCAAACGGAATGTATGGACGATGTTTGGAGCTTAACCCGTTTTGGGGAAAGCATCACACCCAAGAAACAAAAGATAAGATAGCCGCTGCAAATAGTAAGAAGGCTCCGGAAGGCGTCATAATAACTGATTGGACAACTGAAAGGAAATAAAATGATTCCGATGCGTGTAGTTTTGAATTGTGAAGGTGCATTCCCTAACATGGATTCACTCGGTGAAATAACCGCAGTTGGCCGACTCCCTCAAGGGATGCAGTCTGGCAAGTCCAGTATTGTGATTGAAATTGAAGTCAACGGTGTTAAGTACCATGCTCAAACCTCGCTGGCAATAATGGTGACAGCAATGGAAGCCTTTAAAGCTCGCGAACTAGCTGAAGCTACAAACTGAAATGATAGTCAAACGCATTGAAAATGCAAGTCGCATACTTGGGGCGCCCGAAGACTGGAAGGACGATGGTTCTTCTTGTGTTGGGCTCCCTGTACGCGACGTGAGCACCGACCAAGGCATGTTTATGGTCAGTGCATGGGAACCTACGCTCGAGGAAATTGAGTTAATAACAAAAGGTCACAGCATACAGCTTTGGATTCGTGGCACAAGTCATCCTGTTGTATCGTTGACCGTAGGTGTTGGCTTAGAGGAGTTTAAAAAGTGAAACTTTCTGATTTTGATAAAGCTAGAGAATTAAAACGTCAAGTTGACGAAGTTAGCTTGCAGATTGCGCTAGTAGAAAGTAGAAATGGTCTTGGTGTCACAATTAAAGGTACATACCAAGACGAAGTAATGCTTGATGCTGTTCAAGCATCGGTTTTAAAAGAGCTAGAAAGAAGGCGGGAAGTTTATTTGTCAGAACTTGTCAAAATTGGCGTAATGGTGACACAGTGAATCTGTTCCTTGCTGCCGTATATACCAACTCATATATGGAGACTCAAAATCGCTATGTAAAGTTGACTGAAGTTGAACAAGCAATAGTTAAGCGTATTCCACACATCTTGGAGTCGTACCACTATGTCAATTCTCAAAAGTTTGTTGATGTCATGCGGCAGCAAGGCGCGAAGGTTTTTCTTGACTCTGGAGCGTTCTCTGCGTTTCATCTCGGCGTCAATATTAATATTAATGACTATTGCGATTATATCAAACGCAATGCTGATATACTTCGCGTTGAGGATGGGGCCGTAATGGCGTCCGTGCTTGACGGTATTGGCAACCCGCTCAAGACTTGGCAAAACCAACTTTATATGGAGCAACAAGGTGCGAAACCCCTCCCATGCTTCCACTTCGGCGAAGATCCACGGTATCTTGACTGGTACATCCAACGGTACGACTATATCACTATCGGAGGGCTCGTTGGAAAATCTATTAAAGACGCACGTACTTGGCTCGACAGAATGTGGGATAACCACATGCTCGACGGATCCGGACGTGCTCGTCTTAAAGTTCACGCCTTTGGTATGACATCACCGGAGTTAATGGCGCGTTATCCTTGGTTTAGTGCCGACTCATCTTCATGGATTCAAGCAGCAGCGTTTGGTAGCATCTACACTTCTGAGTACGGTCCTGTAGCTGTATCCAAAGATTCGCCCAGCAAACACGATGCAGGAAGACATTTGTCGACCCTTACACCTATCGAGCAGGAAAGCATGTATAATATGCTTGCGGTAAAGGGTTTTAATTACGAAAGGTTATCCACCATTTATGAAAGTAGAGCTGCCTATAACTGTTTAGGTTATATGGAGTTAAACGATCTAATTAACCAACGTGTTGAGCAAAATGGATACGAGGTAGCTCAAGCGCAACAACTTTTCTAGGAGCACAGAATGAAAGTTATTAACGACGAAGGTTCCAAGCCGATCAAGATTTGGACCGACGATATTGAGGATGCGGCGCTGACGCAGTTGAAGAATCTGGCGCGCTTGCCGTTCATCGCTGGCAATGGTGTTGCGTGTATGCCGGACGTTCATGCTGGCATTGGCTCCACGGTTGGGACGGTGATAGCTACCGACAAAGCGATTATTCCGGCTGCGGTCGGCGTCGATATTGGTTGTGGAATGAATGCAGTGCGTCTGTCGTTAAAAGCTTCCGACCTGCCAGAAAGCTTGGTAAATATCCGCCACCAAATTGAGCGGGATATTCCGCTTGGCGCAGGTGGAGCGCATTCTAGAATTGCGCCACAAGGACAACACACATTATGGGCAGATGTTCCTGACTCTGTGTTTCAAGTAACTGGCGGAAGCGCAAAGTTCTATAAGAAGGCGGAACCGCAGCTAGGCACGTTGGGCTCAGGCAACCATTTTATTGAGCTGTGCTTAGATGAGAACCAAGACGTATGGATTATGCTGCACTCTGGTTCACGCGGCATTGGCAACATGATTGGCATGTATTTCATTGAAAAAGCCAAGCGCCGAATGGAGCAATATTTCATTAGCTTGCCAGACGGCGATCTTGCTTACTTCCCTGAAGATACAGACGAATTTAATGAATACGTTGAGGCAGTAGGTTGGGCGCAAAACTATGCTTTGGAAAACCGTCGCATGATGATGCAGCTAGTAATTGCAGCGTTGCGCCGCCATATTCCGATTGAATTCACAATCACCCAAGAAGCAATTAACTGCCACCATAACTACGTCGAGAAGGAAAACCACTTTGGACGGAACCTTTGGGTCACGCGAAAAGGCGCTATTCGAGCACGTGAGGGCGACCTTGGGATTATCCCAGGCTCAATGGGACAGAGAAGTTACATCGTCCGTGGCAAGGGAAATCCTGAATCATACTGCTCTTGTTCGCACGGAGCTGGGCGTAAAATGTCTCGCAGTAAGGCTCGTAAAGTCTTTACTATTGCTGACCTAAAAGAACAAACTGCTGGCGTTGAATGCCTTAAAACAGACGCCGTACTAGATGAAATTCCAGGCGCTTACAAGAACATTGACGATGTTATGAACAACCAGAAAGACTTGGTTGAAATCGTTCATACTCTAAAACAGGTCTTGTGCGTTAAGGGGGCATAATGTTTTACGATGACAACACTATGGACGTTGAGTTCACCGACGGCAAAACTGAGCGTCGCAAAATTGATCGGGTTGAGAGAGGTGTAGCAAGGTCAAACTTTCCGGTTGCTATACCTGTCTTGAAAGAAGGTGAAGAAGCATTCTGGAGGATTAGTTCTAGCGTACCTATTATTATCAAGGTGTCGTAATGGGCAAAGAGATTGAACCTTGCAAGGTATGCCAGACCAAGACTACGGATTCTTGTTCGCATGTTAAATGCCCGAACCGAAAGCTCATAACTGCGCAAGTAGGTGACGGTAGTCAGACAGTGCATTCCAAAGATGCACTTGGTCGTGGTTATGCAGACGGATATCGTAAGTTCCCAACTAAGAGCGAATCATAATGGAACACAAGAACAGACCAACAGATATGCTAATACGTCAGCAAGCTGCAAATCGAAATGCGGCGCGTTATAGAAATCCTGAAACTAAACAAAGACATTTTTGTCACTTGCCTTTGTTTCGGTCTGCCTTTGTTTTAGATATGCTTGCTATTCGTAAAGAATTGAGGTTAAGGAAATGAATAAAGATACTGAAGCACTGCTGAAACGTTTGCAAAAAGAAGCTTTATCGTCAGCTAAAGAAGGTGTCCGCATTTTGGAAAAAGATATTGATAAAGATATTTCATTGCGCACTGCGGCCAACCAGCTTCGTCAAGCTGCAAAAGACTTAGACACAATGGACGGAATCTTTCAGGCGCTTTATTGGGAGAAGCAGAAATGAAAGTTATCGTCGCAGGCTCCAGAACAGTTACTAGCATGACCTTTGTAGAGCTAGCTATCAAAGAATCAAAGTTCGAAATAACCGAGCTTGTATCTGGTGGAGCTCGCGGCGTTGACGAACTTGGTGAAGTATGGGCTGCATTTAATCATATTCCCATTAAACAATTCCGTGCAGCGTGGGGCTTCTATGGTCAAAGCGCAGGTATGATCCGGAATGGCGAAATGGCTCAATATGCAGATGCACTTATTGCGGTCTGGGATGGTAGAAGCAAAGGCACTAAGCACATGATCTGGACTGCACAACACAGATTTAAATTGCCTACTTATGTTGCAAATGTCTCAGATGCAAGAAGAACGCCTATGCTACCAGACGCAACAACAGGAGACTATTCATAATGCTTAACGCTTTAAAGTTCTGTGCCGGCAGCGTCGCTAAGAAAGACTTTGTAGCCGCACTGACACACTTCGCAATTGAAAATGGACGTGTGAGAGGTTTCAATGGTACGCTTGCTCTATCTAGCCCTATACCTTTCGATGTTACCTGCAAACCTAAGGCCGATATTCTTATTAAAGCCATTGCCAACTGTGAAGATACAGTCCAGCTTGCACTCACAGGTGCAGGCCGACTCTCTGTTAAGTCCGGAGTCTTTAAAGCTTTCGTCAACTGTGTTGAAGGAGACACACCACATGTTGAGCCCGACGGAGCAGTTGTTAATTTTGACGGTGCAGCCTTACTAGAAGGTATCAAACAAGTCGCGAGCTTTGTTGGTGAAGATGCTTCGCGTCTTTGGGCACAAGGTGTCCTTATAAAAGACAAAAGTTTGTTTGCGACAAACAATATTATCCTTGTACAATATTGGTTAGGTGTTGATTTCCCGCATATTGTAAATATACCTCGAGCCGCGATCAAAGAGATGTTACGCATTAACGAGCCGCCTCTCTTTGCGCAAGTTGCAGAGAATAGCATTACGTTCCACTACGAAGGTGAACGTTGGTTGCGTACACAACTATACTCGACTGAATGGCCTGACCTCAGCAAGATCCTTGATAAGCCATTTACGCCGTTCCCGATTGACGATCGCATCTTTGCAGGATTAGAAGTTATTAAGCCGTTCTTGGACAAGCAAGAGACTGTACACTTCAAAGATGCGCATGTTGCAACCAGTCTTGAAGAAGGTGAAGGTGCAAGCTACTATGTACCGGATCTGCAATGGGACGGCAAGTATAACCACACTATGCTTACTCTACTTAAAGGCGTCGTGGAAAAGATTGATTGGAGCACATGGCCGGCCCCTTGTCTTTTTACTGGAGGTAAGAATCGTCTGCGCGGTGCAATCGTAGGGATGCGAGCATGAAACCAACAAACCATCCTTTTTATCTCGATATAGATACACAAACACCGTTGACCATGTTGGTATGTGTTTACTCAATAACAAGAGGTATTCACTTATCTTCATATACAACTTTTCCTAACAACTTTGAATTATCAAAAGAAACAAAAGCTAAGATTAAGAAATTAACTGCTGAATATAACAGAGCAAAAGTTCAACGTAATAAACGCTTAGAAAAAGAACTACTGCTTAAACTTAGAGAGTTGGGAGTATGAGTCCACTTAGGATAACTAAACGTGCATACGTCTGTTGGGACGGACCTTGGTGCGGTCATACTCTTTATATGAGTTCGCCATTTACCTTGCCTGTTCTAATTAACGGCATCTTGAGTCGTTATAGAGTTGGTCCTGTTGGATATCTTTATTGGGAACGTTTAAATGGCTAGAGCAGATGCACTAGGAATGTTCTGGCAGGATGAACCGAAAGTTAAGGCGGTCGCGAAAGAAAAGATTAAACGCGAGCCGCCTTTTCCGTTTTGGTTGCAATCCGACTACCTTCCAGGCCTTGCCGAAGCGCAAGCGTTTGACATCCCGCTATTCACTGACTACGAGTTAGGTCAAGCTGCGCTTAACAAAGAGCGATTAGTATGGGACATCGAGTCTTACCCTAACTATGCGCTTATCGGGTTTAAGTCTATTGACTCCGGCAAGGTTGTTTATGTTGAACAGTCCAACGACTACGGGATGGGCGTATGGTTTGACCTTGGCAAGCTTGACTGGATTATACGCAACTTCTGCATCGTTAGTTTTAACGGTAGGCATTATGATATGCCTATACTTACGCTTGCACTGGCTGGCTTTGGTCCCGAAGCATTATGGGATGCAACAGTGCGAATCATTAAGTTCGGTGAGCGCCCTGATGAAGTGCTTAAAGCCTTCAAGGTTAAGAAGCTAAAAGATATAGACCATATTGACATTAAAGAAGTTGCACCTCTACATGACTCGTTGAAGATTTACTCCGGTCGTCTGCACACACGTCGGATGCAAGACTTACCATTTAAGCCTGGCACTGTTCTCAATGCAGACCAAATGGACATTGTGCGCTATTATTGGGTTAATGATCTACAGTCAACGGAAGAACTGTATAACGAGCTACTACCTGCAATTCAGCTTCGTGAAGCAATGTCTAAAGAGTACAAGACAGACGTTCGCAGTAAGTCTGATGCGCAGGTTGCGGAAGCAGTAGTTTTGAGCGGGTTAAAAGCTATAACGGGACAGCAAAGGTTTGAGAAACCTACTGTCAATCCGGGACTTATGTTTAAGTACCAGATTCCGCATTATGTGAAGTATCAAACACCGTTGTTGAACTCGGTCTTGCAACACGTTCGGGATGCGGAGTTTGTTGTTGGTGATGGCGGAGAAGTCTTAAAACCAGGCTGTTTCCCAATTGAGTTCCAGATTGCAGATAGCAAGTACACCCTTGGCATCGGTGGATTGCATAGCTGCGAGAAAAGTGTCACACATTGCGCTGGCGCAGAATGGTTGCTAATTGATCGCGACGTTGCATCCTTCTACCCGCGCGTTATCCTGACGCAACGGTTGTATCCGGCACATCTTGGGCCGGCATTCCTGAAGGTTTATAACACGATTGTTACACGTCGTCTTGCGGCTAAGGATCAAGCAGCAAACCTAAAGAAGAAGTTTAAGGGTCAGGTAATGCCTGACGCTATTGCAAAGCAAGTTGCAGACCTCACTATTGTTGCCGACTCGCTTAAGATTACGATTAACGGTTCATTCGGTAAGTTTGGCAATGCTTACAGCATGTTGTATTCGCCTAACCTAATGATCCAAGTTACGCTTACAGGTCAGCTTGTACTAATTATGCTCATTGAAAGACTCGAGCTAGCTGGCATTAAAGTTGTGAGCGCGAATACAGACGGTGTGGTTATCAAATGTCATGTAACCCAAAAGGAAAAGCTAGATGCGATCATTAAACAGTGGGAAACGGATATTGATTGCCAAACGGAAGAAACAAGATACAGCTCCACGCATAACCGTGATGTCAATAACTACTTTGCCATCAAAGACGATGGTGAAATCAAGGTTAAGGGAGTTTATTCCGAACGTGGGTCAGCAGGTAACTCTGTACTCTCAAAGAATCCCTATGCGCTTATTGCGAGCGACGCGGTTAAGAAGTTTCTGGTTGACGGGACGCCTGTTGACCACACTATTCGGGCGTGTACTGATATCAGACGGTTTGCCTGTCTGCGTTACGTTAAAGGCGGAGCGGTCAAAGTGTACAATAACAACTACGACGCTAAGCTGTCAAACGAAAAGAAGATTGAAATTGTTAAGAGTAAAGGCGGTTACGAGTTCATAGACGGTTATTGGTTATTCAAAGGCGAAAGCGACCGAGAGGTAAAAGATCTAGAAACTATCTATAAATTGTGCTGCACCGCTGACCCTAACGAATATCTTGGTAAAGCGATTAGATGGTATTACTCGACCAACGTAGAGGGAGAGATTGTAAATTCGGTCAACGGTAACAAAGTGTCTATGACCGATAACGCTAGACCCATAATGACACTACCAAAAGAAATACCAGAAGATATGGACTATGACTGGTATATTCAAAAAGCACATGACATCTTAGAAGAAGTGGCAGCATAACAATCAGTAAACAGGGATAACTATGCAAGGAGAGTATTGTGGTTACAAGCTTTGTTTGGATGTTATTTGTCATGAGCAGCGTCGGGGATAGCTTACCAGTCCTTTACGCTACGGAGTCTGAAGTGGCTTGTATGAAAGTTCAAGCCAGTGTTTTGAAAGCTGCAAAGGAAGATCCTGAACTTATTGATGCTGGTATTCAGGCTAAGTGTAAAGAAGTTCGTGTTGTTTTTAAACAGGATTGAGGCTACTATGGAAATCATTCTTACCGTTGTGACTGCGAGTGCAATTGGTGCAGTCCTAGGCAATGTAGCTGCTCATCTTTTGTTTGGAAGTGACGATTAACAACCGTTTTAAACGCGCTACAGCAAGCGCAAAACGTAAGTGTGTGGGGGTATAGCTTGCACCTTGTTTGCACCGCACCTAGTACCGTTGCCGCAAGCGGCAGCAATATAATTTAGGTGCAAGCTACCCTGTTTTACTTCTTGAAAATGCCTGTTGTGTTAAAGGTTGCAACGATCACATCGATCATTTTTTGGATAGCTGGCCAGACATCTTCAAAGTTCACTTGAGCGTTTTGAACTGCGGCAAATGCAGACTCAACCGTACCGCGGATCATTGCCGCTTTTGCTTGACCTTGACCCTTTTCTGGCAACGCAGCTTCGACAGCTTTGATCGCTTCAATTAAGATAGGTAACAGTTGGACGAGCAGCTGAATCACAATCATAAACTTTGCCATTTTAATCTCCTAGTAAGAACATTTAATACCAACGAAAGCTCCATCTATAGCGTCCAGATTATCCTCTATAGACGTCGTCAGTTGGAGTTGTTGGTGGGGTTTCATCAGAGGCTTTAGGTTTGGGCTGCAAACCAATTTGCTTTGAAGTGGCCCGTGTGAGCACGATGTTCCAAATAGAAGCAACAACGCCGCCAATGAGCAACGCAAATTCTTGGTCAATGTAGTCATCAAAATTGTACCCGTACATTTTCGCGATACCTACAATCGTCAAGATTAGCAAGCCAATCTTGTTACCAAAGTCTTTGCGCTTCGTCCACAAAGTAGGGTCTGCAACTTCTTGACCTTCCTTCATTAAGTTCCAAAAAGCTTTAATCTTCTCCATGACCACACTCCTAAGTATCAGCCGCAGCGTATCGCATGTTCAAAGCTATGCGCCTGGCCCACCCGCGACTCGCATTAGGCCAGTTTTTCAACTTAGTCATAAACTCTAACCGTTCAGCTAGGAACAAGAATACAACATCAGTTGCTTCCACTTGTGCTAGGATCTCTTTTGAGTGTGGGCCAAAATGCCCATCATCTGCCACTCCGATGGCCCGTTGCAGAAAGCGAATAGACTGAGAGATTCCCGAATTGACTGCTGAATCCAAAAGCTGATAATCCAAGGCGTCAGTGAATATAGCATTAGCGGCATGTATCGGCTCCCAAAAGTCCTTCTCGTAAATAGCTATAGCGTCTTCACGAGTTAGATCTTTAATGTTCAAGTGTGGGTATGTCCGTTTAGAGATACCCCACTTCGTTTCGCCGCCTGGATCTTCAGGGTTATTTACATAACCGGCTTCATGCCCAAGGACGCGCTCAATTGCAAATTGAAATCGCATAATTAACCTTTGAAGCCGCCCATGTAGTGGATGCCGGCCGCCACACCAACGGCAATTAGCCCCACGACCATAAAGAAGCGTTGAATAACTGTCTTGCCAACTTCTTGGTAGAACATACCAGTCATTTTGGCGACAGCCTTAGCAGCAGCCTTTTCAGCAATATGATCGATCTGTTCATCGGTCAGCACTATTGGTTCTTTTTCCATTTTGTTCCCCGTCAGTTGGTTGAAGGAACTAATTGTTGTTATTTTATTAGGTCAAGCCTTCAACTGTAATAGTGCAGAGCGAAGACGTCGGTTTATCAATTACAATATCAAAATCTCGGTAAAAGCCGTAAATCATTGTAGCAGAATATGCACCTGTTCCTACATAAAAGACAGGTGTTGAACGATATGTTGATAAGAGTTGCTTTAGCTTATCAATATCCGTATTATTGACCATAACTTGGAAATCCGCTGTTGACCGGAATGCGCGCGGCGTAACAACTATGTTTCCGAAAGCATCAGGTTCTTTTGTCGAGAAGTCGTTGATGCCAACTTTTGTGCCATACTGTGTAGGTCCAACAGTGATTGGAACGCCAAATGTCACAAGACCAACCGAAGCAACTCCAGTTGGAGCAGCAACAATCAATATATCAACTGTTACGTCTTCAACGGAAGGTAAATCATCAAAGATGAGACTTTTAAACGGTCTGTCAACAATTTCGCTGTACTTATAATAATCAAGCCACTCGCCAGTAAAAGAAGGAACTAAATCTTTTAATTGATCATAAATCTTAGTCCCTGCCGTGTTATAAACTCTAACTCTGACATAAAGTGCATCTACATCTAAGAATCCTACAGATTTGCAAACACCCAAAAGTTTTGTCTGAGTTTGGATATACCAAGGATTCGTAGTTCTCGAACCAATAACATTGTCAAACATTTTCCAATGATTCACGTAACCAGTACGAGTCCATTTGGTTACGTCTGTAGTTGGGTTCCCAGAATTGAAGTCCGCTGTAGACAAAAACAGGCCAATTTGATTTATTGGACCGTATTCAACTGTATAGTCTCGAACAACCGTGTTCTGTCCGTATGAGGCATTAGCTTGCCATAAAGGATACGGATCATTTGGAACATTGGTATAAATCAAAAAAGCCTGAGACATATCAACCTCTTACAGATATTTGGTGTACTGCCATGCAGCGGCATACTTCACGCGCATCACATTGCTCGGTGGATTGTTTACATCTGTACCGAATCCGTAAGGCGAAATATTTGGGTCAGTGCTTGGTCCGCCCGCAACACCGTAGTTGATGCCAAGCTGAATCAAAATATACAACTGGAACTGATTCATGAACGCCAATGTGTCCGAAGCTGTCATGGTTCCCTTTAACACACCGTCAAAGTAGAACTTCATGTAAGTTGAGTCCCACTCAACTGTGTATGTGTGGAAGGCTGCTGACAAATCTAAGCCAGCTTGGTTAATCAGGCTAGCTTGTGGAGCTGTAGCTACATGGTGATACGAACCATCATCAACCGCAGGATGCACAGTCCAGTCAGCACGTTGCGGACGCGGAGGGTTTGAACCAACTGTCCAATCAAATGCGCCGCCAGCGTATGTTTCAATAATATCAATTTCCGGCCGGTTTACACCTTGATGCCCAAGCAACCAGAAAGAAGGCCAGTAGCCTTTACCTGCTGGAAGTTTACCTTCAAATTGGAAGACACCGAACTTCTGTTGGAAGCCTTGAGCTGCTCCATTACCGCTAGTAGGATCAGTATCCAGAATAATATAGTTCGTCAGGTCTGCACCAGTGAACATAGAGTCGGATTGTGCAGTCAATTGTAATTCGCCATTGACCACACGCACCGTATTATTCGGAACGCCAGCGCCATACCAAAGTCCGCGATTCCATTTATTGGAAAGAGTGGTCCCGTTAAAGTCGTCAAAGAAAGTTGGCGTTGGTGCAAATCCTGCCGATGACGGTCCAAGGATTGGAGGATAGTTTCCAGGCGATGGTGGCGGAGTGACAGGTACAGAGGACGGGAAGTAGTCAAGCATAACCGTAGCAGCATAAGCAGCTTTGAGGTTATACAACGTCTGGTTCGGATGCACACCATCGGGAGCCATGTCCCAAATAGTTTTGCTGTTTGCTATCAGATAAGCACTAACCATCTGATATTGATCAATTAACGGTACGTTAAAATCTGAAGCAACGTCACGCATTGCCAGCACATAAGGTTCAATGTCAAGGTAGCCGCATGGACTTGGTGTCTCGAAAACAATCGTTTTTCCAGCCGCTCTAACAAGACCAACAATGAGTCGTAAATTTGCATCGTACGTAGCTACACTGTTATTCTCTTGGTCAGGCAAGAGATCATTCATAGCATGATTAAATATGCAGATGTTTGCACTCACCGTCGGCAACAAGCTTGACAACGCCGGACGTCCGCTATATCCAGCCAATAGACGTCCTGTACCTTGACCAACTAAGCTCATATCGCTAACAGTTGTTTCAGAAGGTGCATATGAAGGACTTAAATCTGCTTCAAAAGACTGAACCGGCGTTGGATTGGCCCGAGTAGTTGAAGTAAAATAGCCGTAAATCGTTGAGTCACCAAAGTATGCAACGTTGATAGTTGCGGAACCAACGCTACCGCCTACGTTATCAATAGTCCAAGTTCTGTTTATTACTTGAAGTTCTTGCGACGCAGAAGAACCAGGCGGTTGATCAAAAGCTGCAATTCGGAATTTCTGCGAACGATCAGTTATTAGCCTTGTATCCCATAACAATGTCGCCATTGTGTTAGAACTATTAATAGTGAAAGTTCCGTATTTCGGAGTATAACCAAATTCAGGCAACAGTTCCGCATTGGCAATTCCAGAACCAGAAATAACAAGAGTAACCACACCTGTGAGCGTTGCGTTATCAGATGGAGCTTGAGTTATCACGGCTGTAAATACGCCTGGGCCTGGAGCAGGGCCTGGAGCTGGCGAACTTGTCTGCGCAGCAACATTAACTTGATGATTCAAATAGTTGTAGCCTGTAGCAGAGTCCCACAAGCCTGTGTTTGCTAAATGAATTGCATAATCTGGATTATGATCCAAAGAATCTGAACCGTCTGCAAGCATCAAGTAAGTAGAATACGTCGCCTCTGGCATTGTTGCAGGGAGCGTGACAGTTGTATCAATATTCTGTGTCCCAGGCAACCAGTCGCGTGGATCTACACCATTAATCTGAATCCTATACTTACCAAAGATTTCGTTCAAACGCTTTGCAACAAAGTAGGCTTTAATGCGATAACCCTCTTGGGTCATGTGCAAACCATCTGTCGTAATGGTTGCGTATGTCATGTTATTAGCAACCAGATAATTCGACATGTAAGTGTAAGTGTCAATCAGCTGGACATTAAGTTCAGCTGCTAAAGCACGAATCACATCATTAAATGGGGTTGCACCAACGTTATTGCTTGACGGAGCAAGCGTCTCCAACATAACAACCTTGCTTCGCGCCTTAGCTGCGTTGACAAGATTTACCATCATATCGTGGAACTGAGTCGGCGTAGCTCCGCCAATTATATCGTTGACACCATAGTTAAAAATGACATACGTTGCTGCCGTATTAATCATTTGTGTGGTGAAGACAGGGTGTACTCCATCTGTTCCGTTCCAAATTTCAGAAGCATCCGCACCGTTTGCGGTTTGGTCTGAAACTGTCCAACTGCCACCTAAGATAGATTGAATAATTGCAGCAGGAGTCTTGGCCACTTTCGTTGTGCCTGGATAGGTTGTGTAACCGCCAGCAATGTCGTCACCGTAGTAATCAATCTGTGCAGGTGTGGACGGTGTCGTACTCTTCAACACAACAAACAGTTTCCGCGAATTAATTGGAGCAGCATATCCTTTATTGACAATAGAGAATTTAACTGTCATTAAAGAACCTGGCGCAACACTATCCGACAACTGCGACGAAAGCAAGTTGAGACGATAACCTAAGTTTCTGCCAATTGGTGTGAAGCAACCCTGATTTGTCCAAGCTGTAATTGTCGTGCCAAAATAATACTTGTTCAAATATGTGAAATGCAGTTCAGCAAGCTCAGTTGTAGCAATTGGGCAATCGCTCCGTCCTGTTGTACCGTTACCGCTATAACCGGCACTCTCACCGCCCATTGGCAACCACTTAGTCTCTTGCTGCAAATAAGGGTATTCAAGAGTCTTATTAATGTAAGTTCCAAAGTCTGTGGCAGACGAAACGAAAGCATCGTTATGGTGTGCAATACGAGAAGCCATTGTGCCATTGCGTCTTTGCGAATCCAACAAAGCTGGATCCCCGTACATATGGCGTTTAAAGTTTGGCGTCCGGAGCGCAACTGTCCGAGTTGGAACAGCGTTAGCAAATGCCTCGAGAACTTCTTTACGATCCGCCCACTGAGTTGTGGTTAAACCATAAGCAGGAGTTGAGCCGTCAGTATTCCCAAAGTTTGCGGAAAACGCCCACTCTCCCCAAGAACCAATCCAACCAGCATTGAGGGCTATAATAACATCAAGATTGGCATTAAGAATAGTGGCTACTTGCGGGATATGCGCAAGTATATGAGTTTTATCCGCGTCTGTACCTGAACCAGTTTGCTCGTAAGAAAAACGAACAATAGACTTCATGCCTGTATTCCGCAATACAGCAAAGGCATTTGTCATATTAGTCAGCAATGCTGCGCCCAAAGTATAAGGAGCAGCGGCTGTCCGGTACGTATTCAGATTGACACTAAGCCAAACTAACGTGTGGCCAGCATTCTTAATTGACGTAGCGTTAGCTTGTGTGAACGGTGTAGTCTCACTAATTGAAAAACTGTATGTAAATCCTCGCTCAGGATTTAAGAAATCTGTTGAAGCATCTTCTGTATACGAATGAGTAGAAAGAGTGTTTGTCGGTGTCGGAGTTGGAGCTGGCGTTGGAGCTGGCGCAGGAGTAGGCGCCGGCGCAGGACCAACTGCCGGATCAATAATCGCGCTTGTAATTTTCGGATAGACGGAAGTAATGGACCAATCAAAGTGACGGGTCGGTAGTAGCATTTTCATTATGGTTTATCCGTAGTCAACATGCCGTGGCCTGTGTCATTGCGTACAAGAACTTTTTGCATCTTATCTGTATTAATTACCAGTTTATATTGGTAATCAGCGTTCTCAGCACGAAGCTGCGAGACTTCTTGACGCAGAGCGCGCATTTCTTCTTTAAGTTCACCCCCAAGTATAGCACGAGTTTGCGAGGAACTAAAGATACGGCTAGGGCCAGTTGCTTCCAACTCAGCTCCATGTTCACCAACCAAGCGGTATCCACCTAAGTGATCGCCGCCTCTAGCAAAGCCTGGAATCTTAAGACCAAACTTTTCAGAAAGAATCTTAACAGTCTGCTCTAAGCTATTAGCTGTTGCGTTACGCGCAAAATTGAGATCAACAGCAGTCTGAGCATTTGCTTCAGCTATATCTAGCAATGCTTTAGAAAGCTCAGGCAAACTCTTTGCAGCTTCTTCATCACCAGAACGAGCCTTCGCTGTAGCGATAGCAAATGCAGCTTGAGCATCCGCAGGCGATTTAGATTTAACCACACCTCTTATGCGATTAATCTCGTCAATAATGGTGTCGCCAAGGCTAGTCCATTTGCTCTTTACTTCAGCCAT